CAGTTTCACCTTGAGCACCAGTTTCACCAATTGTACCTTGAATACCTTGAGCACCAGTTATACCTTGAATACCTTGAGTTCCTTGTTCTCCTTGAGAACCAGTTTCACCTTGAGCACCAGTTTCACCAATGGTACCTTGTACACCTTGAGCACCAGTTATACCTTGAATACCTTGAGTTCCTTGTTCTCCTTGAGAACCAGTTTCACCAATTGTACCTTGTACACCTTGAGCACCAGTTATACCTTGAATACCTTGAGTTCCTTGTTCTCCTTGAGTACCAGTTTCACCTTGAGTACCAGTTTCACCTTGAGAACCGGTTATACCTTGAGTTCCTTGAGAACCAGTTTCACCAATTGTACCTTGAATACCTTGAGACCCAGTTTCTCCTTGAGTACCTTGAGTTCCTTGTTCTCCTTGAGAACCAGTTTCACCTTGAGCACCAGTTTCACCAATTGTACCTTGAATACCTTGAGCACCAGTTATACCTTGAATACCTTGAGCTCCTTGTTCTCCTTGAGAACCAGTTTCACCAATTATACCTTGTACACCTTGAGTTCCTTGTTCTCCTTGAGTTCCTTGTTCTCCTTGAGTTCCAGTTTCCCCTTGAGTACCAGTTATACCTTGTACACCTTGTGTTCCTATTGTTCCTTGAGAACCGGTTTCACCTTGTGTACCAGTTGAACCTTGAATACCTTGTTCTCCTTGAATACCAGTTATACCTTGAGCTCCAGTTATACCTTGAGCTCCAGTTTCTCCTTGTGTACCAGTTGAACCTTGAATACCTTGTTCTCCTTGAGAACCAGTTATACCTTGAGCTCCAGTTTCTCCTTGTGTACCAGTTGAACCTTGAATACCTTGTTCTCCTTGAGAACCAGTTATACCTTGAGCTCCAGTTATACCTTGAGCTCCAGTTTCTCCTTGTGTTCCTTGTGTACCACTACCGCCACCGCCAGTTGCTCCGTCATATCTCCAACCTCTAACATAAAAATCTGGATTAGAACCAACAAAGCTCATTAGCGATTGTGAAGTCAATAATAAACCTTGATCATAATTCCATACCCATGCAGCTGTTGGGGAGGATCCACTACCTTGTGATTGAGTTTCATCTATTTTAGTAGAACCTGCTTGTGTTGGATCCCCATTCCATAATTCTATTTTATAATAAACATTCTTTGAACCATCAGCCCTAGGAACAGAAGCAGGGCCTATCCACATATCTTTTCTACCAGACGTAGGATCACCGTATGTATTATAAGCAACCCAAGTTTTATCTGAAGAAGGTATTACTTGTTGTAGTCTTGTTGCAAATCTGCTAGTTATTGGAGTGTCGCCTGGTGAGGCCCCTGTACTAGTACCCCATTCATTTTTTACTACATTAGCTAATGCATTACCAGGTTGGGTTAAGTACAAAAGAGATGTACTACCTACTCCACCACCTGTAGTTTGATTATTAAATGTATCAGGTTGATTTGAAAGATTTGTGATTACATCAAAATCTGTTTGGCTAATAATTCTACCAGATTTAAGCGTTGGATTATTTGCAAGATTTGATTGATACCAGTAAAATAGTGTATCTGCATCTATGACATTACCTGCCTGTACCTTAAACGTTAATTTTTTTATGTCTGCTGCACTAAAGCCCATGGAGTACTCTTTATTTTATTATTTATTTACTAGAATTTTGTTCAGTTTCAGTAAAAGCTAAATACTCTGCTACTAATTTGTCAATTTCTACTCTGCTAACTTTAATGACTCTTACTTCATTTTCAGAAGACCTAATAGAAAGATTACATACTGGTGAATCTTTTTCTAATTTTAAAACAATTGTTCGATCAAATATTGGTTTCATTGTTATCTTTATTTTTAATTAATTTTTGTTGCTGTTAATTGAGTTAGCCTAATAGTTGTATCTATTAATTGTATCTCTACATAAAAACCACCTATTGCTACATTAGATGCATCACCAAAAGTAAACCTTGCAGTATTTCCTGATGATTGTGTTGTTTGCATCATTCTAGTTTCTGGTGTATCTAGCCCAGTAAATGCCGCTGGTGTAGCAGGACCTATCCATCCACCTGCACTCCATTGACTATTTGCCCCACCGTGACAAGCCATTGTATAACTATTTTGCCAATCAGGGTATGTTCCACCACCAGGGTTACCATCATTATAAGTAGGTAAGTAAGTATAGTCCGAGCCTGTGTTAGGATCCGCGTTTCTAGCAAGATTTACATTTGCACCTGCAGCCCATACATATATTTTAATATTTTCGTCAAGTAATGCTTGCGTAAAATTACCACTTGTTCCAAAAGAACCGCTTGCAGTAAAATCCCACGTTACTACATCCACACCATTTAAAAACTTTCTATGAAATACTGGTGTATCAGTTAATGAATTAAGATTTTGATTACCTGTAGGTATATAAGAAGATAAGTTTGCAGATATAACAGTACCAGTTTGAGCACTGTTTCCATTATCAGCATAAAAGTTTGCAGGTACAATACCACTACCACCAACAAAACATATATTATCAAAGCTACCGGTTACTCTACTATTTGGTGCTTGTGTACCATCCGCTAGTGTTTTAGTATTATCCCAACTTGTATAAAGTGAGAATGCTGTCGTTGATGAAGTATTTCTGTAAAGTCTTTCTGTTTCAAAGTTAAATCTTTCAATTGTTGAAGTAGATGAACTTTGGCTTCCATTATCAATAAGCATTAAAGCAGTACCTGAAACTTTAGTAGCGGAAGATAGATTCCAAGGATCTCCAATAGTACATGTTGCATCACCACCATTAGCTCTAAATCTCCAATTTGTACTAGATAGAGTAAATGCATTTGAATTAGTATCATAATCAATATCAGCTTGGTCCCAATCATTTACATCACCACCACTAGGTAAAGATATTGTACCGCTTGATAAAGAATATGAAGTATCAGATAAAGTTAAATTACCAGATGACCAATCGTCTATTGAAAACTTAATATTACTTGATAAAATTGAATTACCATTTAAATCTACTATTTCATCAACAGCAGTAGACAGCTTTGTACCTGTTGTATAATATTTTACACCGCTGATATATCTAAATACTGATGTATCTACAGTAGGAAATTCAACCACCGCACCAGCACCGAAACTAGGTGTATTTGGATTTTCATCAGCAAATACAGTAAAGTCATAATATGCAGGTAAATTTTGTGCAGGTGGATTAACCGAGGTAGTATTAGTATCAGCAACCATAATCATGCTTACTGAGAATTTTCCACCGTCTCTCGGTATTGTTGTATTATTAAAAATACCTGCACCAACACCAGCAGCAGCTGAGGTACTACCAGTAATAACTTCAACCTTAACTTTAGCTTGATAAACATCTTGTGTATTATAAGGATTTATAATAGTAGCATAATTTGAAATAATAATTTTTATGTCTCCTCTTGTTGGTTCAGTATATGTACCATCTGCAGTTATATTACTAATTGTAAATGTATCTAATGTAGTGCCAGGAGTACCCTGGTTTACATAATCAGCATCATGAACAGTTACCGTTATGGAACTATCACCTGCCCCTTCAGGTCCACTAAACCCTCTTACAAGCACAGGACTACTAAAGTTACCTGTACCATAAGTAATTATATTTTGATCCACCCTTTTATAAACATTTCTTAATGTATTAGAACCTGACCAACCACCGTCTAAATAATTTCCACCACTAGTACCTGTTAATGTTGTATTAGGTATTGCAACTCTATAATTACCAGGAAAATTATTTTCACTAATATTTGCACCTGATCTATTAAAGTAAGGTGGGTAACTTGGTTCAGGTGGTGCAGGAAAAAATACATTTACCTGATCTGGATCGGTAGCATCAGCCATTGCAAATACAGTACCATTACTATCACCATCCACAAAATTTAATTTAGTAAAATCACCAGTTAAAAAAGATTCAGAAGTACCATCGCCTTGAGAGTTTGCTATTTCAACTGCGCCACTTCCGGTGCCTCCAGTTACTGATAATTCATTAGCTGAATTAAAAAATAAATTTGAAGTAGAATCAATATTAACATTAATTTCATCAATGCCACCAGTAACTGAATCTATTCTTATTCCTTCACCTGCTTGTATATTTGCAGCACCATCATTACCTTGTACACCTTGTACACCCTGTACACCTTGGGCTCCAGTTATACCTTGAATACCTTGAGTACCAGTTTCTCCTTGAATACCTTGAATACCTTGAGTACCAGTTATACCTTGAATACCTTGAGTTCCAGTTATGCCTTGAATTCCTTGGGCTCCTGTAATTCCTTGTACACCTTGTGGTCCTGTACCTGATGGTATATTTACTTCTATATTTTCTCCACCTGTACCAGTAGCAGTAACAGTAACACCAGCACCAGTAAAATCTATATCTTTAACAGCGGTTGTTTTAGAAACACCACCTTCTAATATTTCTATATCACTCCCAGACCCAGCACCAGTCGCCCCAATATATCTCCAACCTCTAACCCAAAAATCAGTACCGTTAGGATAAGTTGCATTACCTGCAGTACCTCCTACTATACTAATTAAGCTATCGGAAACAAGGAGTAATCCTTGGTCATAATTCCATACCCAGCCAGCAACAGCACTTTCTCCAATATTATTTGGAATATACTTTGCATTAGCTTGAGTCTTTGGATCACCACTCCATAATTCAATTTCATATAAACTGTTTTTAGCACCAGATGTAGTAGTAACACCAGCAGGATTAATCCATAAATCCTTAACTCCACTAGAAGGATCATTATAATTAGTGTAAGCAATATAAGTATTAGGATTATCTGTAACGACTTTACTTAATTGTGTTGAGTTTCTATCAGCAATAGGAGTATCATCTGGTGTATAACCTGTACTTGTACCCCATTCATTACCAACATAACCGTCTAACGCATTACCTGTTGCCGTCATGACAGACAGTGAACCAGCATCACCCATAAGAGCCGATGTTGGTTGATTAGCAAGTATAACATCCCAGTCGGTTTGACTAATAAGCCTACCAGTTTTAACCGCAGGTTTATTTTCTAGATTTGATTGATACCAAAAGAAACCAGTATCGGCATCAATAACATTACCTGCCTGTACCTTAAATACTAATTTTCGTATGTCTGCTGCACTAAAGCCCATTTAGAGTTTTTATTTTTATTATTGTTTTATTTATTCAACTTTATTATGGTCCTGATACTTTTGTAAAAGATATGCTACCTAATCTAATTGTTTTATCCTCCAATCTTATTTCCATATACATTCCACCAGTTGCAACATTACTACTATTTCCAAATGTACACTCAACAGTATTACCGTTATATGTTTTTGCAATTCTTGTTTGTAAAGTATCTAAACCTGTATATGTCTGTGGTGCTAAAATGCCGTTTGGTGGAATCCATCCACCTGCACTATACGCAGGACCGCTTCTTAAACCTCCGTGAACTGCTAATGCATATTGATCATTATTTGCAGGCCTAGCTCCTAAGTTACCATCTAAATATGTTGGTAAGAAAGTATATGCTATACCTGGAGTATTTGGATTATTATTTAAATTACCGTTTGCTGGTGAACCTAATGGAAATATATAAATCTTAAGTTGGTTATTTGCTAAAGCAGTACTAAAGTCTGCACTAATTCCAGAATCTCCAGTAAATGTTAAGTTAAAATCAACAACACCAGTTCCACTAGGTGTCCATTTTCTATGAAAAACTGGAACCGCGGTTTGACCATTATAATTAGGGTTGCCTGTAGGTTCATAATTTGAAAGATCTCCTGCTATAATTGTTCCTATTTGTGGAGAACCGCCGTTATCTCCATAGAAGTCTGACATTGCAATACCTTCACCGCCTACCAAGCATAAATTCTCTTGAGAACCACCAGCTCTACTATTTGAGGATTGTGTAACATCCAATAAAGATTTAGTACTATCCCATGCAGTATAATTAATACCACTAGAATCTCTAAATAATCTAGCATTAGAACCATCTTCATTTTCAAATCTTTCTAAAGTAGCAGTTGATGATTGATAACCAACATCTACTAAAATCTTTTTTGTTGCAGATGTAACTGGGCCTATATTATTAGTCCATGGATCTCTTACTGTAAATGATGCTTCTCCACCATCACTCCTAAATCTATAATTACTACTTGCAATTGTAAATGCCGAAGGATTAGTTGTATCATAATCAAAAAACGTCTGATCCCAATCATTTAAATCTCCACCAGCAGGGGCTACAATATTACCTGAAGTTGTATTAAAAGAAGTATCAGTTAACGTTAAAGCACTTACAGACCAATCATCTAGAGATATACTAATATTTCCTGTTTTAATAACATTACCGTTTAGCAATTCTATATCATCGATTGTAGTATCTAATTGAGTACCTGCAGTAAAATATTTTATACCACTAATAGTTCTTGTTACAGATGTAGTAACTGTTGGTATTGTTACTGCCGCATTTGACACACTAGGTGTATTTGGGTTTTGATCTGCAAATAATGTATAAGTATATGTGTTAGGCCCAGGTGATGGTACTACTGATGTAGTATTAGTATCAGCAACCATTGATATTTCAACAGTAAGCTTTCCACCATCTCTAGGTATTGTTGTATTATTAAAAATACCTGCACCAACACCTGGTGCAGCAGCGGTATTACCTGTAATAATATTTACTTTAACACCTGCTTGATAAACATCTTGTGGTTCATAAGGATTTATAATAGTAGCATAATTTGAAATAATAATTTCAATATCACCTCTTGTTGGTTCAGTATATGTACCATCTGCAGTTATATTATTAATAGTAAAAGTATCTAATTGAGTAGTTCCATCTGCATCGTAAACTGATACAGTAATAGAACTGTCACCAGCACCTTCAGGTCCACTAAAACCTCTAACCTTAACCGGAGCAGAATAATTTCCTGTACCAAAAGGTATAATATTTTGTGCTGATCTTAAATAAACATTTCTTAATGTATTAGAACCTGACCAACCACCATCTAAATAATTTCCACCAGAAGTACCTGTTAATGTTGTATTAGGTATTGCAATTCTGCCTTGAACTGTAGTATTGTTAACTGAAATTACACCAGCGGCCACATTAAAATATGGAGGATATGCTGGAGCTGGTGGTGCTGGAAAAAATACATTTACCTGATTTGAATCATTTGCATCTTCCATTGCAAATACAGTACCATTACTATCACCATCCACAAAATTAAATTTAGTATAATCGCCACTTAAAAAAGAAGCAGCTGATCCATCACCTTGCGAATTTGCAACCTCAACCTCACCACTTGCACCACTTACTGATAATTCATTTGCTGTATTAAAAAATAAATTAGATGTAGGATCAATATCAACATTAATTTCTTTAGTACCACTAGTAAGATCATCTATTCTGATACCGTCACCAGCAGTAACATCTGCACCACCACCACCAACACCAGTTGCACCAATGTATCTAAACCCAGTAACATATAAATTATAATTTCCACCAACCGTACCTGGATAAGTAGAACCACCAGCATCAATAAGACCTTGTAAAAAATCAGATATAAATAATAAACCTTGGTCATAATTAAATACCCAACCTACATACTCTGGAGAAAGACCTTGACCGGCAGTTGGTGTAATTTCTTCATAATCTACGCCTTGGGTACCTGAACCAGGATCACCACTCCATAATTTAATACCATATCCGTTTGATGGATTACCGTTTGCTTGTGGTATAGATGCTGGTAAGATCCAATTGTTTTTAAATCCTGTCGTTGTATCACCTGGTGTATTATATGCGATCCAAGTAGAATTATTAAATGCATATACTTGATCAAGCTTAGACGCGCTAGCCTTAGCTGATAAATCAGATATGTTAGTAGGATCTGCAACTGCATTAGCAACAGCATCGGCTGGTAAATTAGCAGCTGGTATTAAATTATAATCTTTTAATACTCTGGTAGTATCTTTTATATTAGGGCTAAACGCTAATGAAGACTCATACCATCTTGCCCCAGCAGAAGCATCAATAACCCCAGCAGCTTGTACTTTAAAGGTTAACTTATTTACTTCATTAATTGAAAATCCTGCCATTTTATTATTTCTTTTTATATTTATTCAAACTCACCATTGTTATATTGATCCACCGCTTTCATTAGCAGGAGAACCTGAACTAAAAATTGCTTTTGCAGATATACCGTCAATTCTTATTGCTGGGTTATGTATCTGTACTTCTATATAAAATCCATTTAATGCAGCTGTATTTCCGAAAGATCCAGCTATAATATTAGCTGCAGAAGAACCTAGCCTACATTGTGATTGTGTATTGTCATCTATGGCAGCCGGTGGATCTTGATAAGAACCGCTGAATTCGCCTGTATTATGTAGGGAGTGAGGTACTGCAGCATATCCTATATTTGAGCCGGAAGTTGCTGCCAGCTTTCTTATATAAATTCTTAAATCATTACTAACCAATGAAGCTAATGCATTACCACCTGGAAATGCTCCACTAAATGCTAATTCAAAAGATGCAATAGGTCTATTTTGATTTGACGCCTTAACCTCAAATAATCTATGATAAGTTGCAGCTACTTGATATGCTGCTGTATTATAGTTTGGATTATTACCCCCTACGTTAGGCTTATATGGATTTACAGCTTGACTTAAATCAGATATTAAAGTAGCATATTGTGGAGAATCTCCATTATCAGCGTAAAATTTATCTGGCCTAACTATAGAACCACCAACCACTGCTGATTGACAGAACGGTCCTGGTGTTAATGTGCTTGTAGTTTGGTTAGCTAAACCAGTTCCTGTTAATGTTGATACTGAATTAAATGCAGTATAAGAACCGGTTCGTTCTAGCCTCTCGGCTTCATCATCAAATCTTTCGGTTAATTTATTACTGGTTGTTCCATAAGTATCTACAAGAATAGGTTTTCCTGGTGATGTTTTTATTGAACCATTATTCCAAGGATCAAATACCTGTGATGTAATACTGGCATCAGCATTCCTAAATCTAAAATTATTATTTGTAATTGGCCAATCATCTCTATCATAGTCAATGTTTAGTGTATTATATTCATTAAACCAACCTATAAAAATACCATCAACTGCACTCCATGCTCTTTCTTGAATAGGAACATCTAATCCATAATCTTCACCTGTTGCTTCAAAGTTCCATGAATCACTTCCAGTTCTACCTTGTGTATTACTATTTAAATTATCAATGTCAGTAACATCAATCATAAATTCAGAATTAAGAATATAATATTCTACACCACTTAAGTGCTTTACTTTAACTTGTGAAGGTGTACTTGATTCTATAATTGAAACAGTTCCATTAATTACCGGAGTTGAAGGATACCCACCTAAATCATTAATATCCCAAAACACATCAGATTGTGAATATGTATAAGTACCGGCAGCATCGGATACAGTATCAGTATTCATTACTGCTTTAACATAATATCTTCCACCACTTCTAGCAGCATCACTAAAGATATCTGCCATTTTAACAGTTATTGTAACTTTTGCTTTATTCTTAGAAGTATCTGTTGCATATTGTGAAATTACTACATCAATATTATTATCTGTATTAGCATTAGGGCCATCTTGGAAAAGGGTACCTGTTGTAAATTGTTTTAAAATATCAATACCATTGGCATCATACACAGTTACTGTTATAGTTGCATCACCATTAGCATCGGCACTAAACCCTGTAACTTGTTGAGCCGTCGTAAAAGTATTTATTGCAGTTGTAGTATTGTTAAATGCTGATCTTGTTGACCCTGCCCAACCACCAGTTTTAAAAGGTGTACCTGAAGCTTCATCAACAGGTGAACTAATTCTTACATTTTTTCTAATAATTCCACTTTCACTTACTATACCATTAGTTGTACCGTCGGTTGTATTAAAGTGAGATGCAAACGTTGGTCTAGGTACATAAACATTTACTTTACCAGGAGTGCCACTATCCTCAGCTAATACATCAGTGCCTACAAAATTAAAAGTTTTATAAGTACCTACGACAGTACCTTCTTGCTGAACATGTGTACCTGCAAAAGTTAATTCATTACTTCCGTTTATAATTAAATTAGTTTGACTAGTATCTAAATCAATTGAGATCTTTTTATCGGATCCAACAGTTGTAATATCAATACCTGGACCTTCTATGATCGGTGCACCACCGCCACCACCACCTGTTGATGAAATTGTAATAGTATCCCCACTAGGTGTAGTTACTTTTGTAAGAGTTACGTTTGAGCCGGCTACTAATGTAGGGTTATATGATGCTTCAATAAACTGATCTAATGTAGATTGTGTTATTAAATCACCAGCCTCAAATAATTCTTTTAATTGATATTTTGGTAGTACTGCCATTATACCTTATTTATTTTGATTTTAAAAGTTCCATGTACTTATCAAATGATAAAAGTAACATTTTCTTTTTCTTTTTCTTTTTTCCCTCAGGATCATCACCACTACCAACCTTTTGTGTAGCAAAAGAATTTGCAGAACCAGGATCACCAGGAAGCTCAACTGCTCCCATACCCTGTACATTCATATTAGGATTTAGTCCAACAGTACCTGCTTCATTTTCATTAATTAAATTATTCACTATTTAATATTTTGTTTCATCCAACGAGTAATCCAACCTTTAAGTTCTTTTGCTGCTGGTTTAATATCAGAAGGTTCTGTTGCTGGTCCATTTTTCCATCTGTCCCAGTCCATTTGAATTGTACCTAATGCATTTGCAATCTCTGGCATTAATTCAATATACTCTTCATTGATTTCACCTTCTAATAATTCTGGAAACATATCCTCAATATCGCTAGCATCTATTGCATAATAGTCACTTTGTAAATAATCAAGAATATCTTTATTTTTACCTGTCATATCATACCCTGTTCCTTTATTGGCTCCGTTAGATTTAACCTTTAGATTAAATGATTTAATTGCATCCATTATATCTGAATCGTCTCCAGATAAATCAACATCTATAGTGTTTACTTTATTAGGGTTTTTTGCTTTAGCTTTTTTACCTTCATTCAAAGATTCGTCAATGCTAAAACTTGTTAGTGATTTTAAATTTTTCATATTGTTATTTTCTTTTATTGGTTCTAATATATTTTGTAATGGTTTATAAAAACTATGTATGCTTTTAGGAGTCATTTTCTTAAAAGTCTTTTCATCATCTATCTTTAACGCATTACGAACTTTGGATGCTGAAATGTTATCATCAGTTCTAAAAATTTCATATCCTTTAAAATCAGGATCTACACCTAATTGATCTCGGTATGATTGTTTGTCAATCATTGCACCGTATGATTTTTTTCTATCTGTCCCATATCCCCACATCACAGGTTCATAAGCAGGCCTTGCAGCTGCAAACATTGTATCAATTGAACCATTAGGAACTACAATAGCAGTTTCTAAAAATGGATATTGTTTTGCCATCTTAGCAAACATTGCTTGTTGCATTTCTTCATCAAACGGTCTTTTCTCAGGATCGTTGTTTTTTCCTCTAACTAAAAATACAACTACAGGTTTTCCATTTTCTTTGTACATTTTTTCAAATACTTTAACATGACCTAATGTAAAAGGTTGGAATCTACCAACAAACATATTAACCTTTTTGTTACCTTGTTCTTTATGAGGAACTTTTAAAGCCTCATTAATCGGGGCAGTTGCGGTTCTTACTCTATGACCATAAGGTGATAAAGAATATCTCTTAACTCCAGTTTCATCTTCACTAATATTAAATAATCCTACATTTCTTTTAAGCCATCTTTTATGAGCTTTAATTTCAGATAGAATATTATTAACTTCATCTTCGGTTAAATGACCATCAGAAACAGCATCTAAAATAGCAGAACGAACTCTAGCTGCAGTAGATACATTTTTAGCTGGGTGTCTTTCAGTATATCTCCTCTTAACAGTAACTCTTTTTTCTGTTATAAAATCTTGTATGTTTTTTAGATTATCCATGTACACTTTTTTTATTTATTCACTCTTATCAAATTAATACTAAGAATCTCCTATCCACTTATTTTCATCAGAACATTTTTTAACAAATGCTGGCATTTTATTAGTTGGTCTACCCGTATCAGTAAAGTCTGGTGTTGATTGATAATCCATACAAGCTAATTGAGATATTCCATTAGTTTCTTGTTTGACCACCTTCTCTTGTCTCCTCCATTTAGGTGTACCTTTACTAGTTGTTTCTGGTACCCCATCTTTATCTACAATAGGAATAGGATTACCTTTTGAATCTTTTACAATATTGTCATCTCTCTTTGCATCTTCTTCTGACATTGCAGAATTACCACCGTTCACTGGTTCTACAGATCTTGATATATTGGTAAAACTTTGGGCCATTTGTTGCTTATTATTAATATCCATCATTAAATAACCATTTATATCTGTTGCGTGCCATCTTTTAATTAATACCTCTTTTGCTTGATCATCCGATAGTTCGATAGGTGGTTTCTTTTTAGCATAACTTTCTTTTAGTGATTCAATTCTCTTAGGGTTTGCTCTCTTTTCATATTTTTCTTGCTGTTTTTTAGATAATGGAATTATGCCTTTATCTTTTAAGAACTCAGTGCTCCCATATTTTTTGGCTAATTCTTCGCCTTCTTTTATAGACTTATCTAAAGTTTCAAATTTACCATCTTTATTAGGAGCTGATGGTGTATTCCAAATATTGTCAAAACCTTTTGATGTTAAATTTTCTAAATCTTGTCTAACATCAGCACCTTTTGTAACTTTACCATCATTATCTGTATAGTCTGCATATTCAGTAGCGGTTATTTTAGAATTAGAAGAACTTGCTCCACCTTTACCCTGTTTAATTGATGTAGGTCCACCTGAAACAGACATTAGTTGTACATAATCATTAATTTGCTCTGGTGTAGCATCAGCAGGTAATTCAGCTGAATCAAATGTTACTAAGTCTGCTACTTTATAATTAGCAGACGAAGGTGATATCACAGCACGACCTTCACTTAATCCTTCTGCCATTAAAAGAGTCTCTTGTAAAAATGGACCCCCATATCTACCTTGTGGATCATTCATTAGTTCTATAAGTAATTCATCAGATGCTTTTTTAAATTCTTCTTTTGATATTTTACCACTAGAAAAATCTTCACCTGCACTTTTAAAACTATCTAATCCTTTTTGTAATTGTGGACTCTTTTCATAACCTGGTGGATTTGAAAGAAGATCATCTATCCTAGAAGTCATATTCTTTGCAATTATACCTACAGCTTCCTTTTGTCCTTTTTTATCAAATACATTAACCTCAGAACCATCTTCTCTAATAATTGGGGCAATAGTTAACTCACCAGATCTAATGGCTTCTAATTTTTTATTATTTTGATTTCTAAATTCTTCATTAATTGATACTAGCCTATTTATCTCGGCATCGCTTCTTGTTGGATCTGCCTTTTTAAATTTTTCTTTTAAATCAGATTTTTGACTGCCAGTAAGTGGTGGGGTTTCTTTTATAACTAAACCATCTTTACCACCTAACTGAACACCAGGAGCTTCATAATCATCATCACCAGGTTTACCTTTACCTTTAATCTCTATTGTTTCTATTTTAGCTGGTTTTGCTGGCTTACCTTTTTCATCAACATGTATGGCATTAGGGGCAACACTTGCACCGGCCATTCTTTTAGACTCAGCATTTAATGGAAAAGATACACCTAATCTATCAGCCTCATCAAGAATACTGTTAGTAAGCTTAGAACTATCACCACCTATTGAATTTTTATAAGGCAAACCAGTTTTTTGGTTTGTTCTAAATTTATCATTGTCCTTTGGCTGGCCCAAGTAAATTTTATCTGTTTTAGAACCAGTTGCATTTCTATTAAGGTCACCATTTTTAATTAGTTCTTCTAATGCTTTCTTTTTATCTGCATCAGTATCAGCAGATTCAAAATCGTTTAGTGACTTAATTACTTTCTCTGCCTCTTTTCTTTGTTTAGGATCTTTTACTTTATTTAATTTTGATGCTAGTTTAAATGCCCCAGGGCTTTTCTTTTTATCAATTGTAGAAATATCAAATTCTTTGGTTTTCTCAGTAGGTTCTTTATTAACATCCTCTCTTCCGGTTTTTATCCACGATTGAGTCTGTTCTTTAGACTTAAATGTTTTTCTATCACCGTTAGCATCCTGCCCTCTAAACCCTGTTGAGGTTTTCCAAATTTCACCACTCTTTCTACTATCTTCTACAATAACTTTACCTAAATTAATAAAGTTGTTATAGTCTAAAACTTTATCTTCAATTAATAGTTCTTCAGCGTTAGGCAAAAGAGATTCATTAGTAGATTTAATTTTTAAGTAATCATCAAAAGTTTTAAATTTACCATCATCTTTTGTTTGAATTACATCAGTTACTTTATCTACCATTTTATTAAAATCTTCAATAACAGATGGCGTCATAATATTACCAGCATTCTTTCTTTTCTTTTTTAAAGAACCTAGTATTATTTTAAATAAGTCTTTTAGCTTAGGATTACTATTAAGGATATCTTTAGTTCTTTGGCTTGGTATTAATTCTACATTTAAATCAAATTCTTTACCTTTAGCAAAATCAGCCTTTTCAATATCAATCTTTGCAATATCCTTACCTCTTTTGGTTACATAGTCATTAAATATATTTGAAACTAGTTCAATATATCTTGTATCTTCAGCATCACCTAAAATCTCATGCTTCTTAATTCCTCTTTCTTCTATAAATGCTAAAAGATCTAATAGAATAATTTCATTAATATCAGCAGGAGCCTTTCTCATATCGATAGGTTCCTTTTCTTTCATTAGGTTAATTGTATAGGGATCTATTAATTTAGCAGCAATAACTTGTTTGGTACCAGATTTATAAAATTTAAATACAATAGATTCTATAGGCTTCTTAAGATCATTTTGTAGAGTTGTTGATTGAATATTAGGATTTAAAATTCTAAGTAAATATTCAGCAAAAGAATTAGTACTAAAAATTTCAGCATGATCTTCTTTTGGCGTGTCTAAAAATTCCTTTATTTTTTTCTTTTGATCTTCTGTTAAGTAACCTTTAAATAATGGAAGTAGTGGAGTAACACCTAACGCATTTGCCCAGTCTCTAATTACTCTAGGATCTTCTATAACCTTTGTAACTTTACCGGCTGGCGTCATCACTTTAATATGAGTAAGTACTAAATTATTTTTAGGTAGCCTATCATAAGTAATAATACCAGGATTAGTATTTACAAAATATTGAAAACAGAACTTCCAATTCTCAGGAATGGAAGAAAGATTTTTGCTAGTTACAGATTTTATAAAATTAATAGGCTTTTCATAATAAACCATTATAGTCCTATCAATTAAGTTAATAGGCTTTTGGTTTCCACCTTTATAAAAAGTAATCCCTTCACCGTCTTTCTTAAATGAAAATGAAGAACCAGATAGTTTTTCGGATACTACGAGATAATCTTTAAAAAGATCTTCTATTAATTGTTGGCCTGCATCTTTATAAATTTGAGTTAACTCTTTCATTTGCTTATTTTATATTGTCAATTTATATATTCTTTAGTTAAATAGCTATATAAAAAAAAGGACAGCACATACCTATCCTTTATCATACTCTACTACTTTCAGAGTATATACAAATACTACAAATATTAACTCTTAATACAGGTGATCTATATAGGTGTATCTACTATTTTATCTACCGTACTTAATGATACCTAATAGCTGATTAATTGCAGCAAATGTACCGGTAAGTTTGTAAATTTTTCCTTTATATTTAAATACTATCCCTTCGGTTGGAAATATGGATTCTATTCCACCAATTCTATCAAGCCTTGCTAATTCAGCTTCTACTCTTCTTACTTGGTCAGCACCGCCAGTCTTTTTAATCTTGCTCCCTGCTGTTTGTATTTGAGATCTTAGTCTTTGTGCTTCATCGGACGGGTTAACCGCTAAAAAGTCAGATGCATTTTTAAGAATTACAGATCCTAGTTCTAAGAACAGATCTTCAAAAGGTCTAATGTTTTCTTTATACTTTTTAGCAACATCTTCTTTATCAAACTTTTTAACCACCGCAGCCTCCTTAGGTCCAATTTGTTTAGCAAGAGATCTCATGTTTAAACTCTTCTTATCTCCATACGCCCATCTCTTAAGTAAGCCTTCTTTTACATCCTGTGATAATTTTGGAAACTGTTTGTCTATCATTTCCCTCCACCACATTTCGTGATATTTAGCAACTTCATCACTATCAGTTAAACCGTATCTTTTTTCTAAAGCATTAACTTGATTAATAAATCTTTTCTTGTTTGTAGTAAAATCTAAATCCTTTTGTAATTTGATAGCTCTAGGTGGAATTATTTTAAACGTTTTACCAATATCAGATTCAACCTTTTTAAGTATATCTGCAATTTCTTTTGCAGGTTTATTATTAGTACCTGTAATATTTCCATTTCCATCAGTTTCCTTTATACCATGAAATTGAATAACGTCTGTATCATAATGAATAACATTAGGGTTTTGTGAATAGATTAACTCCATGTTCATAAAGTCTTTTCCATTCTTAAAATACTTTTCTTGGTCAGCTGGTGAAAGGTTCATTAGTAACCTAGCTAAATCTTGTGCGGCAAATTGAAAAGTATCTTGTACTAATTTACTAGGATGCCCTTCAAATTTATTCTTAAATTCAGAAAGAGTCATTGGATTCTTTAACTCTGTTTTGTTTCTTGCAAATTTAACTTCACCGTCTTGAATAGTAGCAAATGCATTTTGCCCATCAGTCTTTTCAGTAGCATCTTCTTCAAAGTTTAATTCACCTCTAAGACCAGAATCTATCATTGCCTTAAAATCACCAAAGGTTAAATCCTTATCATCAAATGGGTGAGCCATGTGGCCAGCGGCACCACCTTCAAACAAAAATGGCTGACTTTTGTCAGTCAGCCACTCTTCAAACAATTTTATATGTTTCATGTTTTATTTAAGTTTTCCTCCTTTGGTTGCAGCAAATACAAAAGTATTTTCTCCATTAATATCTTGAGTTATAATTACTTTCATATCTCCTACCATTCCTTTATATGCAGCAGTGTATGGAGTTGGATTCATTCCCTTTCCTCTATCATCTCCAAGAAAGTTAGAACTTTTCATTTGTTTATCTATTGCATCAGCACCATCAAACATATCATCATTATCAATTGAACTTGCAATCATACCCATATCATCAATAGATCTTACTCCTAGATATTTTAAAGCTGGTTTGTAATTTTTATTAACATCAGCTACTGTTAGCTCTGAACCATCAGCATTTTGAATATCACCACCAATATAAGCAAACATATCTTTGAGAGAGTCTACTCTACCTTTATCAACCCAAGATGGAAATTCACCTTCATTAAGTGATTCCTTTACCATTTCAATAAATACTGAATCTCCATCGCCTGTTAATACTTTGCCATACATATCAGTATCATAAACAGTATACATAAATTCAGGATTTGATTTACTTCCTGGGTTAGGTATTGATACAGTACCAATCTTTTTACCATTGGAATCTAAGTATTTCATGATTTTACTGTAATCATCAAATGCATCCTTTAACTTTGTAGGATTTACATTTAATTTTTTTAATGTACTTTTAGCTTTAGAATCCATTTTAAAACCAGAAGACTTGTTAAAATCAGAAAATGATTCTTCATTTAAATTTTCATTTACAAATTCCGAAAAATTTAGTATTGTTTTCATAATTTTGTTTTTTATAATTTATATTGATTTGTTATGATCCCATAGTAGATTGTAAAGCTCCGACCATTGCGCCGTAATCTTCACCATACTTCTTAAGTAAACCATCAGCAGTTTCAGTTGCTTTAGTTTCATCAAAATCATCTCCGAATGCATCTTTTAGAATTGCCATTGCATATTCTTTAAATTCATCAGCAGAAGTAATATCCTTTTCATTAATCTTAGCTTCTCCAACTAGTGCAGCACCTTTTGCTTCAGGCTGAGCTTTTACTTTACCCATATTCATTATGTCTCCAGCAATACCTGCGGCAGATTCAGAACCATCGCCCATTTCTGCAGGAACTTCAGTAGCATCCTTAAGATCGTCAGCTTCACCTTTTACTTCAGTTGTAACGTTTTGGTCTTTAGTAACTAATTCTTCACCTTTTGATTCAGGTTGAACTTTTACTTTACCCATATCCATTATATCTCCAGCGATACCAGCAGCAGTTTCAGAACCGTCACCTTTTTCTGCAGGAATAGCAAGACCATCATCACCTGCTTCTTCATCAGCAATTTCATCACCTTCTACTTTAGTAATTACTTCACCAACACCTTCTTCAACGGATTCATCTTTTTCGTCTTCTAAAGATTTAGGAGTACCTTTCTTTTTAAGTTCGTCCTCAATATCATCAGCTCTGTCTTCATCTACATCATAAGCTTCTGTTACGAAGTTTGAGAATGACATAATTCTTGATTCATTCTTATCGTCATCGTCATCATCATCATCTTCTTCTTCTTTATCGTATTTAACATCTTTCTTTAATGCGTCAATTTCAGAGTCATCAGATTTAACAGCACCTTTGTAATGATCTTCCTTTTCTTTATCGTCTTCAGAATCAACTTTCTTATCTCCTTTATCTTCTAACTCATCACCTTTCTTTTCATCATCCTTGCCTTCTTCTTCATCATCTTCAGAAATAGCATCGGCAGATGCAGCAACAACAGAGTAGTCTTCTTTCTCTTCATCATCATCGTGATATTTGACATTCTTATTTATTGTAACTTCTTTTTCTTTAATGAAATCTTCAAATGCCATAATTCTTCGAGTAGCAGCTGGAGTTTCTTCTTCCTCAGCAGCAACCTCAACACCATCTTCATCTTCTACTTCATCAGCTTCAGCAGGAACTTCTTTAGTAATTTCTTGATCTTTAGTAACTAAATCATCATCTTCCATTTCCTCGTCTTCAGCGACTTCGCCTTCTGCACCAACTTTATCTTCTTCTTTTTCTTCTTCGGCTTCTAAAGATTTAGGAGTACCTTTTTTCTTAACCTCGTCGGCTATATCTTCGGCACGATCTTCTTCTAGCTCATCTTCAGATATATCTTGTTTTGGGGAAACATCTTTTAGTAAACCTTCTAATTTACTTAATAGATTTTTTTCTTTCTTTAATTCGTCAACGCTATCGTAACCCATCTTTTTAACGAGATCCATTACTGCATCGTGATTAACATCTGCCGATTCATTAATTGAATCTTCGGCTTTAGTCATCATTGAAAACTTTTTAATTGGTTTCATTATAATTATCTTTTTTTGATTCTTTTTTTATATATCCATCTCTCATGAGAAAGATATTCTATATTAGTATCTGACGTTTTGTACATCAAAAGGAAACTTTTCCTCTTTATAAATTTTTCTTCTCTCCATTCCATGCCTATAAATATAATTTACCCAGTCATGCTCTTCTGCTTTATATCTAAAATCGTCAATAAAGTCATATATTTTTACAACATCTTTATTTTTGTGTGTTCGTAATCCTCTACCGATAGATTGTCTAATAATCACCTCAGATTTAAAACTTTCTGTAAAAAATATGTTATGAATATTTTTAATTGATATACCTGTAGAAAAAGTACCGTATGAGGCTACTATTATAACATCATCATTCTTTTCCATTCTCTTTTTAAACTCTTCTCTAAAATCAGACTTAACAGAACCATCTACATAATATACTTTCTTATCTGTTATTGTTCTAAGTTTTTTATATAATTTTTCACCGTATGCAATTTTATGAAATAACACTAATGAATTAGATGTGGATTTTTTTATTACTTGGCAAACAAAATCTAGTCTTTTTTCACTTTCATTAATAAAATTTTGTTCTAAGCTAAATAATTTTTGTTTATCATATGGGTTTTTAGACAAAGACGAGAATGCCTCCTTCTGTGCATCGGTTGCATAGTCCATGTGGATCTGTAATACTTTACATTTTGCTATAAACCCTTCTTCTTGTAAATGTGAAGCCTTTACTTGGGTTACTAAAGGACCCATTGCAGACATTAGACTTAACCTATTCACCGTTCCTCTTTTAGGAATAGTTCCACTTAACCCAAATCTATAATCACAATGCCAACATTTATCCATTATCTTTTGAATTGAATTAGCTTTTGCTTTGTGAGTTTCATCAACAAAAACGGCATCAAATTGACTAAAGTATTTTTCATCTTTTTTAGTTAATGATTGATAAGTACCAATAACCATATTAGAACTCTTTCTTAATTTAACACCTGCATAAATTTGTTGAATCTTAATAGGTACCCTGCCTTTATTATATTCTTCAAAATCTCCACTTGCCTGAACTACTAAACTTACATTAGGTACGATCATTAAAATTTTCTTCTTTCCTAATTGCTCCATCATGTAAGCTACTACCATAAATGAGATTAGTGTTTTACCGGCGGAAGTTGCCAACTCTGCTAAACATCTCCTATATTTTAAAATTTTAATTGCAGCATTTATCTGATAATCACGAGGCTTAATCTCGGAGTTACAAAAGAATTCATCTACCCATAACCTAAATACACCTTCATCTATTGAAGTATCAAAAATATCAGTTATTCCATTTAATGTAAATTGATAATCATATTGTTTACATATATCTATTACTTCTTTCCATAATCCTGCAGGAATTTTATTTCTTTTAATAAATGAAATATTTCCATCCCATACCTTTTTCTTTACTAGGGGATGGAATCGCCACCCTTCTATTTTCTTAGTAAGACTAGATTTTAACTGTTCATATTCCAATTCGGTACATGAATCAATTACTAAAAACTTTTTATTTTCAGAAAGAGATAATTCCATTAAAATTCCTTGTCATCTAAGTTTATTCGATTTCTTATTGCAAATGCCATATTATCTAAAGTCTTAATACATTCATAATAATAATCTATATGAGATTGTAACATATCAATTTGTTGTCTTAACGAAGAAAGGTCAGCTTTTATAAATTGATGCTTTTCTCCGTTTGTTAATTTAACATCATAGTTAATTGAATACTCCCGATATTGTTGCTTATAGTACCTATCCCAAGTAGCATTCCTTTTATATATAGTAGTTTTAAAATCAGTTACTTTATCTAAAAGAATTTGCCGATATGATAACATTCTTACTTGGCATTCGGCTAGCTCATTCATATTTTTTAGCTTAGAAACAAGATCTTTAATTTTTCCTTTCCAATCGGTTCTATCAGATCCTAGTCTAATTTCTAACTGTTCGTTAGCTTCTTTTATTTGTGTATCGTCAAATGCCATTAAAATATTCCTTTATTATTATTACTACTCTTTTTATAATTCTTAATCTTAGGTTGAAATTTCTTTTTAGGTTGAGGTAAAGAAAAATTACTAGTTACATCATTAGTCTCAATCTTTTTAAACTTAGTAAATAATTTAAGTTTTTTCTTAGAAGTTTCTAAATCATCATAAAAATCATCAAATTGTTCAGTCACAAAATCATTATAATTTTTTATCATATAAATATAAGATCTAAATGATTGTTTGTAAAATATTTATCCAACTCATTTAAACACCCAGTCCTATGCTTGTATTCGTACATAACTAAATCGTTTAAATCTTTTACTTTTTTAGAAGGTATTCTAAAATCTTTTAAAAACTTATCCCACATAAAAACAGTATTACCGCCTTTTAGTTTTTGGATCATTTTAGATTTTCCCTCCATGTCATTATCAAAGAAATACCTAACCGTTGGAATTTCATCAAAATCTAATATTTGTTTTTTAACACCAGTAAGACCAATTGTATTTGTCATAAAGAAAGAATCTATAGGACCTTCAAACACTGTAAACTGCCTGCTTAAATCGGTTGTAAGTATACCGAAAATCATTGATATTTTATTTAGAGAATCTAATTCTTCTTCGGTTACATTTAAAGGTTTTTTTAATCTATCATATATCCTTTCTATATTCCATGTTTTATATTTAGGGCCACCGTTATCATCTAATGCCCTAACTTGGAATCCTACAATTTTTTCTTTACCGTTTAAATTAAAGACATAAAGTTCTTTTCGTCTTGGATCATATCCAAACTTTTCAGTCTTATGATGCAATAGCCTACTTTTTAAATATGGATATGCCCTATAAGTTAAAGAGTTTATTGGATACACATTAAAACCTAATGCAATTTCATCAAAAGATAATGCAAGATTGTTAGCTTTTTCAAATAAATGAAACTCTAAGCTTTCACCTAATGAAAAGTTTTTACTGTTATCTTTTATGTAATTAAGAACATCAATTCTATCTTCACCTTCAAAATTTAAATTATGATCTTTTAAGAAAACATCTAAGCTTTCATGCGCGGAGCAATTGTAACAATGAAAATGTAAATTATTCCAATAAAGATTACCTCTTTTCTTTCTTACTGAATCTGTTGAATCTCCACAGTAAGGGCATGCAAAATTTAACCTTTCCTTACTTTCCAACATTCTCCTTTTTTCTGGATGAGAATGGTTAAGGTGAAGAACTCGGACCACCTTATCGATGATCCGAGCTTTCATTTCAGAAGATATTACTACTTCCGTTCCCATATTATTAAAGGTCTAATCCATTAATAAAATCATCGAAATCATCTCCCTTAGAAGAATCTTCGGTTTTGGTTTCTGTTACTGGTGCTGTTGCGGTTTCCGTTACTTTAGTTGCAGCGGCTTCAGCTTTTACAGGTTCAGGTGCAGATTGCTTTCTTGTTACAGTTTCTATTGAAGATCCTGGATTACTGAATTGTGAAAGAACACCCATTACTTTAGTTCTTTGATCATCAGTCCATGGTCTATAATCAAAATTACTTAACTCTGGAGCATCTTTAATAAAATCAAGAATAGCAGTTCTACCTGCATCATCAGCAGTTACCGCTTCTTCGTTAATCGTCATTGCCGATTTACTTCCTTGAAATTTACAAGAATCATAGTTAGGATAACCACCTTTCTTTGAAATTACTAATTCAAAATTCTTTCCTTCAAAAGGATCGAATACTTGAGTTGGTTCATCAAACTGTGGATTTAATTCCTCATCAATTTTGGTTTTAATTTTATAACCAAATTTCATGATTTTAACCTGACCTTCAAGATCTCTGTTTTGTGGATCTTTTACGATCTGTACTAATGCATAAAATACTTCTCTACGCTTTAGCCCTTCTGACATCTTTTTGTCTACAGCAGATTCAGAATTTCTAAGTTTAAAGAACATATCCTGTACAGAACATTTATCTCCAACTGTTGAAGGTGAGTCTACGTAAAAGCCGTTCCCATCTCTGTCTTCTAACCAGTAGACATATTTACGAACGAAAGGTTTGCGTGGATTTTTAACATTAGGTAGAAACCTAATTAGTGAACGGTAAGTACCGTCTGAACCTTGATCAGGTTTTGGTGTGTAAAGATCGCTTGTTGTTTGCGGTCTGTCTCCAGTGTCTAGGTCCTTGACGCTAACACTGAAAATGTCGAATTCATTTGCCATTTTAATTTGCCTTTTTTATTTGTTTGTTATTTATTTAATTAAAGCCATAACAAAGCATTGCCTATTTTTAATTTGCCCGGGTATTGCCAATATACTTTGCCTTGTTATATGCCATTTAAAAGTCACCAATAATATCAGTTCCTTTGTTTATTATATATTCATATCTCTATTTAGTTTCAGACTAAATAAAACTTTTTTATTGTAAAATAGCAGTTACATCATTTTCTCTAATACTGAATATAGTATCATCATTATACTTAAACTCAGTTCCTGCTAAATCATGAAATAGTACTCGGGAGCCTACTTTATAATCAGTATCTTCTATGTCACCACCAACGGAAATGATAGTTCCTGAGTAAGGAGGAGCATACTGCCCTTCGGTTTTTGGTACATAAATGTTACCTATTTTCTCAGGTAGTTCATCTTTTTTAATAAATATTCTATTTTTTATTGCTTTTATCATAATTATCTGAAACTAATTTCTAAACTCTATATATAAAATATACTAAATTAATGAAAGAGAAGTATGTAATTACTAGACTTAAAGTATTTAGTGGTTTTAATGTATAAAGTATTTCTATGACCACCCTTTTTCTTTATTCGCATTTAATATAAAGTACGCATCTACTAAGTCATCTATCGGTTTAGGAATCTTTTCTGTAAAGTCTTTACCTTGAGTCCATTTCCATAAATCTGTTTTCCTTAAATCTTTATCGTTAAAAACATCGTCTTGGAACGCCTTTACCATATAATGTTTATTTGCATTACCTTTACCTGCCAATTTCTTAACATGTGACGGTTGATAAATTGAAATATTTTCTACACCCCATGCATTAACTATTTCATTTCTTAAAAATGTATTATACTGAACAATATCTATGAATGAGTTTCCTTTTGATCCATAAGAAAATCCTTCTAATGCAATCTTATGCTCATCGGTTCCATATAATGTTATTAAAATATTTGAAATTAAGTCGGCTATGTTTTGGCCATCTGTGAGTTTTTCTCTTTCCCTAAGTAAAAAGTCCTTATCCTTTACTTGTCTATAATAAGGAAACCCTAATATTGTTTTATTGTCCATTAATTCTTTATGAACCGAAAATGACTTAGGTATCTTTCTACCTTCTTCATCCCATATTCTATTACCGTAATTAAAGAATGTAATAAACGTGTATTTACCTTTATGGTCCTGTGTACATGTACCTGGACTATTAAGAGAAAAATCTATACCTGTGTAAATCAATTATATTGAATTAAAGTCTTTTACCTAACACTGCTCCTAATGCAGCACCAATTAATCGACTGGTTAATAAATCATATAAGGCTCCTTTTTGAATACCTAGTACTTTTGCAATAGCCTTTCCTACGGATTTACCTAAAGCAAAACCAGTAAGACCACCTAAAACAGATCCTAAAATACCTTCATTAATTATTTCTTCCATAATAACTTCTAAATCTTTTCCGTTATTATGTTCTTCCATAATTCTATCAACTGCATTATCTATTGCGGTTTCTTGTTCTTCTGTTAAATCATAAGATTCATTCAATAAACTTTGTATATCTATAGATTCATTATGATCCTCGTTAAGGTAATCTTTAAATGTTTTCATTGCTCTTTCTATTTGTTTATATATTAGACAAGATTAACTACAGTTTCTAAAATGTTATAAGTAAAATTAATTTCAAAAGTCTGGAATTCTATTGTGTTACTTGAGAAGTTTAAATCTAGTGCACTAACACCTGTCATAATCATATCTTTTAATTGACATGTAACAAAAATATTTCCATCACCATCAATCATCTGTAAACCTATACCTTCAGGTACGAATGGATTTTTTCCACTCTGCTCATAATAATAATCAAATACCTCAATAGCCATCCAATAATTTACCCAACCATCAAAGGCTTGCATTGTTATTGTTAGTTCTTTATCAAATAATTCTTGTTTAGGCAAACTTGTTCTAAACCTTCTAGTATTACCTGGAAAATCATTTTGTGATACAGGATCAAAACTAGGACCTGGTAGATTCATTGACTGTATACCATAATTAAAATAGTCGATAGGTTCTTTAATCATTGAACCTGGCATTCTATTTAAATATGGTTTATATTTATTTGAAATTTCCTTAGGTATAAAATTTCTAGGGAATTCAAATTTAAATTGGTTATTTCTTGCACTTAATATCATATCTTATAAAACTTAAATTATCTCCTATTGTTGTTGTCTCTTATCATCTCTCCAATTTGACGATCTATTATGTTAATTACCCCATCATTATTGAAATCAGCAAGAGGAGCAGGTTGTGTATTATACTGTTGTAAAGTACCAGCTGCTTGTTTATAATAGCGTTTTAGTTTTCCCTTTGTTCTAGCCTTGGTATTCTTTTTCTGTATTGCTTGTATTTGTGCTCGCTTTCTTTTTAGTTCTTCCGCTCGTTTTGCGACCAACTGAGCAGTCTTTAATGCTAATTCAGATTCAGTACTTCCTAACTGTTCTGATAAAGTTGCTACTTGGTTAGTTAATTCTAAATTTGATGATTCTAATCTTGCAATTAATGCTATCTGTTCTTCATCTAAAGATATCATATTAGCCAACTCTTTATTTAATCTTTTTATCTCGGCTTGTAATTTAGCTAACTCTTGAGAATATATTAATGCTTGTTCATTAAACTTAGCAGTCATTGTTTGCTCAGCCTCATCTTGTAAAGTTAAAAACGTTCCCGTGTACAGTACGCTTTCATCACTAATACCATTTTCATCTTCCATTCTAGTAGAAACATAAAAATTCTGATTATCTAATGCTAAGATCTTTTTAGAATCTTCTTTACTTATTCTAAATAAAACCTGACCTTGTGAAAGATCTACTTCACTTACCTGTGTCCAATTAGGTACTCTTATTTCATCATTTTCACCTACGAACACCAAAGTAAGAGTTCCTACATTACTTAAATCAATTGGTGTATCTGCTAAATCACCATTTTCACCTGTCTCATCAAATAGAGTAAAAATAATATAATCATCAAAGGGAGATATTCTTATAGTACCTTCTCCTTGTGGTAAAGGTTCGGCCGTAGGATTTAATGAAGTAAATTTTTTAAAATATTCCCTCTCTTTTTTAGTAACAGCTATATTGCTCTGTACTCCAACCGGTTTAGTTGTTATAGCCGGCTTAGTAAGATTTGCTTTAGATATACTTTTTGATTTATTCTGTTGTGCTGCCATCTTCTTCTGTTATTGTTTGTATTTTAGCTGGTGAAATTGCAGCTTTTATATTTATTCTATCTCTAAATGAAGTAACATATTTAGTTTTTACTACCAATTGCTCTACTATTTGATCAGAAGTTTCTCCAGGTTTTGATGTACTAACACCTTTGCTAACAATTATATTTTTACCGTCATCTGCTGCTATTTGGTTATATACATTAGCAACGGTTGGTACAACTCCTAAATTTATTTTCATTAATCTTCTACCATACTTATTAACATCAAATGAAGTTAGTTTTGCAATCTTTACTATTTGTGTATTATCAGCTCGGTTATAAAGTCTTAACATATAGTTAATTGAAAATGAAGCTGCGATTGCGCTATTTAAAATAATTGGTCTAAATAGTATAGGATTATCAAAATTAGTAGTTTGTGTAAATACCTGAGTACTAGTTTTTACAAACGTAGTATTAATTTGTTCACTTACATTTATTTCATGAAATACTACATAGTCACCACCTGATGAATTTAACTGCGCGATAAAATTAGCAAAGGTAGATCCTGTTACTTGTCCGCTTAATTCAAAATAATCGCCACCATCCGACTCCTTAACTTCTGCATATAGTTCATCATAGATATCCCTGCTCGCAAAAGTATTTGCATTTATTTCTTCTACATTATAATAACTATAACCATTGTCTACTATTGTCTCATATATACCTGTAGCTTTAAATGTTATTGTAGGTGTGCTTAAGAATCCTTGTCCTTCAGTTAACCTATATCCTATTCCATTTGGGTCTGCTGTATTAAAAGAATTATTCATATAAAATAATGAAGGGACTCTCCATTCTATATATGTTGCATATAGCTTATCATTTATTAATACAGGATCAGGATTAAAAACAGGTGTATCGGTTTTTAGAAAATTGATTGATGATAGATTAAGCTCTACTCCATCTCTTCTAGGAACTAATGTTTCAAATATTATACCATCATATCCTGTAAATGTAAATCCTGCAACAAAATGAACTCTTATTTTATCATATGCAATATTTTGCTGTGGGTTAAATGATTGTAATAAATTTACACTATCAGTTAATTCTGGATCAAAATCATTATAGGGTACGCCAATATCCGTATCCAAATACGCATACTGTGTTTTGTTTTTATTAATTGCAGCTACTGATATATCACGATAATTACCCATCTCCACTGAAACACTTTCAGTATTAAAAAAGTAACTTCCACCAGTATGACCATCCTTCATTATCTCAATAGGATAATTACCTGTATTAAATTCCGTTGGGTTAGACTGACTAGTATAAATATACTCTAGTAAAATCCCATCGGATAATTGTATGAATTTAGATGATTCCATTCTTTTTATTTATTTACCATTGTAAAAACTTTGGTGTATAGTTCAAGCCTATTCCTACGTATGGTGAAACACCATTACCGCTTAATCCTACACCTAGTTGTAATCCAAGGCCTAATGTTTTTCTATTTTGATATTGCAAATCTTTAAACGCTTTGCTTCTTTGATCAATTAATATACCTTCAGCACTATTAAATGTAGTACCAGGATAATCAGTTGAAAGATTTACAAATAATTCTTTTGTTTTATTATCTCTTGTTAAGGAAGCAGATAAAAATATATTTTGATTTAAGTCAATAGTAGCTCCTCCAAAATCTATATAAGTACCATCAATTTCATAAGGTACAAAAACACCTACTTTTCTAAAACTTTTACCCCATGACGCAGTGTCTGATAGTGTTAAGGCTGAATTAAAATTACCTATTATAGTATCAACAATAGTAACAGGAACTTCTACTATAACTTCTTTAATAACTGTTTCTGTTTTTATTACTGTTAATGGTGGCTTCCCTTTTTCATATTCTAATTCATCTTCAATTTCCTCCAATGATAAATTTAATGCTCTTATCTCTGCAGCTGCATTACCATTTTTATCAATATAATTTTCTATTGTATCTAATGAGGCTTTCCAATTATTATCTATTCTATTTGCTTCGCCTTTAGCTTCGCCTGTTGCTTGACATTGTCTTAATAGCAAAATACATAACACTACAATACTACCTAATAAAAACATTCTCGTGTTTTTAGGATCAGTTAATATTCCTATTATGTTTTTTAAAATGATCATAATCCTTCTTCGTATATCTCTTTTAGTTTATAAGGTGTTACGTTACTCTCTCCATATTTTTTTATTAGACCATCCATGAATTTTTTTTCTTTATTTTTCATAGTATCTAATTCTTCAAATAGCTCATCTCTTTTTTCTGCTAAACTTAAAATACTTTTCTGCATAAGTTCTATAGAAGTTTCAATTTCTTTATATCTGTCTATAAATACAGATAATTCTTTTCTTTCTTTTTTATTCATTTTACTTTTATTTAATTATTTAATTAACCGCCTTCACTCCCGCCTGTAGTAAGACTATTAAATGTCATATTCAAATCTGGTACAACACCCGCCGTGAAAAAGGCAGAATCAGTGGCTCCTATGAATCGCCAACCTGACGTTACTATTTTAGCTTCATTTCCAGTATCAGTAGCATTAGAATTATAAAATGTATTTGATTGACCAACATATACAAATTCAAATATCTTACAAGTTCCAACCACGTCATAACCACCTCCACTACTACTTGCTGTAACCTCTGACGCACTTACTATACCAGCAGTTACAGTCGAAAAGAATCCCGATCCAGCAGTTCCGGTACCATTAACCCCCCATGGGCAATACTTCAGTGTTATATTCCCATATCTCTGTCTTACTGTTGATTGTGGAGTCCCACCACCTTTATTATGTACTAATGTTTCATTTGCATAGAAGTTATGGTTATTGCCTACATCTAATAAGTTATATACTGTATGAGGTTCTTCTATTAATTCAATTTCAGATATTGCTAATTTACTACCGTCAAGTTTATGAGTATTATTTCCAACATGTAATTCACCAGCCTTAACCCATTGACCTTCTATAAAGAATGGGTGTTCTGGTGTTGTAGTAATACTAGTTCCATCTACAAATAATAACTTAATAACAGAAGAGGCTTGGTGCTCTGTGATTGATCCTACTATACCAGTTTCATTTAATCCTGTAGTTTCATTATAGGTTATAACCGTTTCACCTTGGCTAACATCTTCAATATTTTTATAATCACCATTACCTAAACTAATACTAGTACCTGCAATAAAACATGAACCTGTAGTAAGCACAAATTTACTAGGTACATTTACTACTTCAACTAATACTCTTTGTCCAACAGTCTCAAGAGCGGTGTTAAATTGAAGATTAAAGGTTAAATTATATATGATAGGTGAAGCTGGTAGTGCAGATATATTTGATGTAGTAACTGGTGTAAACCTACCAACAACAAGTCTATAGTAAGGTGTAAAACAAGTTATATCTGGATTTGGCGCGAAGGTTAGATAAGGATCATAATAATTAGTATCAATTCCATTTTGTCCACCCCAAATTAATTTATTACTTATTTTAGTTTTCTGTTTATCTACTCTAAACTGTTCAGCTGAATTATAATCTGAAGATGCTGCACCGCCCGAAGTAGTACCGTTGTCCACTTGTTGTGGTACATTATCATCACTATTAACAAATATACCGGCATAATTGGATGAATTCCCAGTTGGATAATCAGGCCTACCTATTGCAATACTTTCTCCACTAGCAGCACCACCATTATAAACTTGCCACATTGTACCGTTAGGTTGTCCTCCATTACCATTACCAAATCGTTGAATAGTTTCATTAGTATTTACTGGTGGAGCAAAATAAATCCACTGATCCTCTGGTATTGTACCAGTAAATCCTACACCGGCATCACCCCATGCTTGTCTACCTTTATACTGAATAAATCTATGATTTGTGTTAGAGTTCGTATAATCTAAAACAATATAAGGGTCCGTTGCACCTGATCCATTTAATCTAATTGAATCTGCGGATAGTAGTCTTATTTGCCCTCCGATACCTTGTGCTGCTGTTAAAGTTATATCAGAATTAGCTTCTTGTGCGCTAAGTTTAATATCACCACCAGGGCCTTCTGCTGCAATTTGATTAGTACCTGACTTAAGCTCTGCCTTTACATCACTATATCCTCTAAATTCACCAGAATTTGCATCGCATGTAATATTTCCAGAAACAGAGGTAATATTTATTGGTGAATTTCCAGACGCTGATAAATTTATAAAAGTATCAGATACAGTTAAGGTATTGTTCACGCCTACTAATGTAATCTCACCAGATGCTGCAGTTTCCAAAGTTATTTGAGAACCTGCGTAAACTCCAAATCTATTAGTTAAAGAAACCATTCCACCAGTATACACATTACTTGGTGAAGGTGAAGTAGATGGAAATTCTCCAATAGTAAAATCGTTAGAACCAGCAGTTCCTATTGTTTTAACATTAAACTTAGCATTTTCACCGGCTCCTGTTAATGAGTTTAAAATATAGGATACATCAGATGTATCACCTGGAAAAGAAGTATTACTTTTAGTACCTGTTGTAAATGTAAATCCATTACCTGCCCTAAATGATTGACCTCTAAAGCCTGCATCAATACTAAAACCAATTCTTTCATCTGCAGTAGAACCTAACACAGGTGCTTTAGGTATAGCAATATTTAATCTATCATCTTTACTTAAAAATATAGTAGATAGGTTTGTTAAATCATTCTGTTCAAAGTTTTCTCCAGCAATAGCACCACCACCCATAAATGACATAGCTCTAACGCCAGTATCTTTTTGATGAACTAGCATAGTTACTTTTGATGAGTCTAATTGACCTGCCATTGTTGTTGATAACTGAAATGCTGAAGTTAACGGTACACCAGGATAGTCATTGTCATTAGGTCCTGCTATACCGAATGCTGTTGCAGGGACACCTTGGTTGTTTGTACTAACCGTATTAGAGCCGCTAGGTATTAATGCTGGGTAAGAAAGATTTTTTGCAGTAAGATCATAATTATCAGTACCAGCAGAGCCTGGGTTAGGACTATTACCAAACTGAGACCACCCTATTGATGCTCCTGTTGGTCCTTGTGGTCCAGTTAGATTAATTCCAGTATTACCCCAAGTTAATCCACTGTATTCCCAAACATCTCCATTTGATTGCAGATAATAATCTGCCTTTAATGGTGTTGCTGTTGGTGGGGTTACGGTTGGGAGATCAGTACCTTCGTACCATTCTGTTCCTCTTTCTCCTCTACCACCTATTGGCCCGGCTGGTCCGGCTGGTCCAAGTGGTCCAACAGGCCCTCCACCATTCAGTAATAATTGATCAAAATTAAAATTAATTTTATCAACTGCCTGTGAAACTGTATCTGAAGAAAGTAAATCTTGTATGGTGATTGCCATTTCTAATTCTTATTTTTTAACTATAGTAATACTAAAACCAAACGCCTCAGTAAAACCTTTCCTTTTGTTATATATTAGCTTTAAATCAAATGGATTAGTATTTAAGAGCTTTGATCCTATTGAAGTATTTATACTTAAACCATCAGATATTTTTTCTGCATCAGTTAATTCTGCTGTAGAATAATCTAACGGTTGTTTTTGTCTCGTAGACTTTACATAAAAATTAACATTAGATATTTTATAAAGCTGTAAAATATTTTGAGTTATGTATCGTTCTACGTCATCATCTATAGTTGTAATATCACCAAAGCTAAAAGCGTCTTTTATATAATTTATAAATTGTTCTTTAATAGGATTAAAAAGAAATTCAACTAATCTCTTTTGAATAAAATTATAAAAGACGATTGAAGTTTTGTTTTCCTCTGTCATAAATGTACCATCTATTAAACTAGGTTGTTTTATTGCATCACGTATAAAAGGTGAATGAACAAAAGTTTCTAATTTTATTTCTTGTGGTACCTTTAAGTATTTAGATCCATAAAAAGACTTTCGCTCTGTCATAGCCTTAGTACCTATAATGGATTCTATTTGAGATTTATCTATACTTTTTCTAAAATAAGCAGGTTCCCAATTAGAAGAAAACATATAAAAATCTCTACTTTGTATTCCTACTTCATTAATTAGTGGATAAACACTAAGATATGCACTATCTCTAGATAGCTCTAATACAGTAGAAGGATCTTCTTCATTTACTTTATGATAAAATAAATTTTTGATCTGTCCAAAATTTTCAACATCCTTGCTATTAAATTGAGTATTAGCATATCTACATAATTCTAATACTTTTAATTTATATGCCTCGTCAGATATTGGTGTACCGCTATTAAAATCCAAGTCTAAATAAGGGTCTCTAAATGAAAATAAATTTAATGAAGTTGGTTGATAATATCCAGCATGCCTACCTATTGGTGTTATTCTAGGTTTTTTCTGTAAAGATAAATCATACCCAATAATATCAGTAAGGTTAAATACAGTAGGCTTAGAAGGATCAGGCAAGACTCCAACATATACAGATTTTAAAATATCCGCCTGTGCTCTTAATTCAATTACAAACGTCTGTAATAAATTACCAGTATCATCTAATAACCTATTCCCATCTTTGTCAATAGTTTCATATATAATATTAGGATTACCTTTGTTAACATTTTTAAATATGGTAGCAAAACCTACATCCCTTAGTCGTGCAGAGTATGCATTAAATCCACCATTCACAGTAACATAAGTAGCATTTAATAAATCAGACGAGGATGGAGTTAATCCTCCTGGTACAAATGAAGCACCGTTCTTTGTAATTACCGCTGAATAAAACTGAGAATCTGAGACTACTCTAGATATCCCTTCACACTTATAAACATCCCCGTTAATTACAAACTCAATATCATTAAATTGACCACCAGCCCCAATAGTAATATCCCTTAAAAATCTAGGCTGTATTCCATTAATGTTTGGTACACCTTGTACTAAGTATGCATTTGCCTGTATGTCAAATGAGGTTGCTGTTAAGTTTAATGCACCATCCACATCTCCATTTAAATAAAAATAACCTCCGGTTGAGGGGTCTATTTTAGGTTCGCATTCTCCAGCACTACCTGGTAATCCTACTTTATAATCACTTTCTAATGAATAAAGGGAAGTTCTATCTATTTCTTGCTTTCCAGCATTTATACATTCATTATCTAAAGTTAAAAATACCATCATTACAACAGTCTTCCATTTTTCATTCTTTACAAATTTAATTTGTGTTTCAGGTTTTTCATCTGCATTAGGTATTAACATTACTGAAAATCTATACTCATTAAATCTTCCATCATTAATATATTTTAACGATCTCGCATTAAAATTAGGTTTATCAAGTGGGTTTGCTTTAGGTTTTGCAATTATTCTAACCCCTCTCAAAAATGTTTCCGCAAAATTCTTTTCATCACCACCACTAAATCTACCATATCTTAATTGTCTATCTATAAGATTAATATTACCACCAGCAGTAAACTTATCTATAATAAAATAATCATTAAAATAATCTTTATCAACCTTTTGGAATGTTCCTGGTGTATACGCTTGTCCGGTTAAAGGGTTTTCTTCTTTAGTATCAACTGGGGCAGCATCTACATAACTCCATGAATTTAAGATAGCATCATTATTAAAATAGAAAGGAAATTCACATAAGTAATACCACTCATGAGTAAACCCTAACGGAACCTGTCCTACTGAATATTTAGAAGGTGCAAAATTGTTTTGGCTAAATGCCTCGCTTAAATTTAAATTATAAGGTACATTTCTAACATTCTTACCATCGTTTAACCATGACCATTTATTTATATAAGGTATTACCCTAGATGCTACTGCTTGTTGTTTTATATAATTTTCCTCAAGTCTATCATATTCACATTTAATAATAGATTCAACATTAACATCAGGGTCCGCGTTTTTAAGCAAGCCTATTAAAGTGGTAAATCCACCGTTATCGTAAAATTCTCTTATTTCTGGGTTAGTACTAATTCCTTCATATGCTCCTAGCGCGTCTTTTTGATTATAGTGAGTATACTCATAATTTAATTCGCCCATTTGACTATACATCTTACTATAAAAATCATAATCAAAATCTCTTACTGGGAAAAATGAAAATCTACCAAACGAAGATCGGTAATCTGAATATAAAGCAACTTGACCACTCCTAGTAACATTTATCTGGTCATCATCTAAAGTTATTATAACATACTCATCTACTTCATTATATCCTATTTGTTTATTTCTATCATTTATAATAGGACTATTTAGATATGGCACCCAATCACCTATTTCAGCAAAGCCACTTTTAGACTGTATAAAATCGCCCTTAATAAACCTATCCTGGTCACCATTAGCAACTTTTAGTAAAGCACCATTAACATCATTACCTCCTACGAAGTTTTTACTGGTTTCAACCTCTGATGTAATTGGATATGATGATATGGAATTTATCATCAATGGGTATTGGATAAAATCAATTTCAAAACTTAACCTATTAAATCTGCTACCACCAAACCTAGACTGAACATATATGGTATCATCGTTATAAGATGCCACAAAGAATCTTTTCTCTGGTGAAATTCCTTGATTAATGGCTAAAGTAATCGCTTGGGCAATTTCTTGTGGTGTACCACTAGGATTAAAAAATTGCATTTTATTATTACCTGGTATAGGTGACTCAGCAGTACTGGCTGCGATCTCTCCTACTAAATCAACACCATCATAAAATGTAATTTTAAAACCGTCTACTAATTCATCTAATATTTTAAAACTACTAGTAGCTTTACCTTTTTGTTGTAAAATAGTAGCATTTGCAAAAGTGTCAGGTTGTTGAAACCCTGCAAACTTAGATACATCTAGTTTTGTGTCAAATAATCTTATTTGATTTTCTCCCCAATTGGAACCCTTCTTAATTGTATGGTAATTGTTATCTTTATCTTTTGCGTAAAAAATAGATTCAACTTCATTAACTCTATTTGGTGTAGGTAAACCTGTTACTGTGGTTGTTTTGGTAGGGTCTAGAAAAAGTAGTACCCCTGCGGAATTTGTCATTTCAAATGGAGTATTCAGTAAATCAGAAACCTCAGTTATTGTTTTAATTTTAGGTAATTGGGTTTTCTCAGTATTTTTATAAAAACCTTCTCCTGATATATCAAACTTTCCTTCTTCTATTTCATTAACATATAAACCAAAATATCTGTTTATTGAATAATCATTAGCATTAACATCAGTAAATAAAAATTCCATATTAATAAGGTTTGCTAATAATACCTTATTTCTCTCAAACCCTTCAGTAAAAAAGTATTCATTATTTATTATTGTAGTATCTTGTGTAACTAAACCATCATATGAAAAACTACCTGATTGCGTAAACCCACCCTTGGTATAGTTTATACCTGCCCATTGTATAGGTTCATCTTTTCTCCATGAAATGTTAAGAGGTGACTTAGGAAAAGATTCTTGTAATCTATAATTTCTAAGATATGATCCAAGCAAACTATTAGATGATAAATCAAAGGTTTTAATTGCCGTGCAATTTTGCAAAACATTTTCTGTAAATTTTGAGGATGTTTGTGCGTCTAAATAATTTGCATTTTGTAAAGTTTCATTTATATTATTTACAGCAGCTGGGTTATCTATTCTAAATATTACAAAGTTTTCTGGTATTTGTTCATTTAACCAAATTGGAGCAAGGAGACCAAGATCATCGGAATATGCGTTAGACGATACGGACCGTGTACCTGCAGAATAGAACATTTCATATTGATTCTGGTATTGTGATAATACTGATATGTCTTGGAATTCTTGAAATACTTCATAACCTAAATTAGCAGGAAATCTACCACCTTGAAAAAATTTCCATACATCTCGATCATACGTATCTTTACCGCTTATCTTAAATGCTTTAAATGCAGATGATGAGAGTTCGGTGTTTGCACTAAATGATTCTAAGTATAAGTCAGTACCGTCACTAATAAGTTTAACATTACCTGTTAGCTTAGGATTAGTTCTGGCTATACTATATGATGCTTTATCAAAGAGATTTTTAGACATTTAAGTTTCACTTTTTTTATTTATTCACCATGAAGGTAATGAAAATTAAATGTTACAGGAAGTTTCCGCTGTTATCACTTTCTTGTGCAAACCCTCTGGTCATTCCACCTCCACCTCCGGCTCCGCCTCCACCACCATTTCTAACCACTTGGTTAACTTTAGTAGCAGTAACAGTAGGACTTAATTTAGTTAATACTTTCTCTAGATCATTTAATCCTTTTGTAACAGTTTTGGATGGGAATACATCTAGGTTAAGATTATCTGATCTATACTTAGAAAATATTTCAATATCATATTGATAAACATCTTGGTTATTAGGAAATATATCAAATCCTATTTTCTTGGCATATGTAAGATTTACAGTTGCTTGTGTAGTATCACCAGCAATGTTTCCTAATCCACCTTCTGAGCCTGTTCCTGTTCCAAAATAATCAGTCATTCTATACTGAAATACCATTGGAATATTTACAGAGTTTTGTTGACCAAATCCTATTATAGCAGAAGATTGTATTGAATCGCCTTGCATTTGCAAACTTTGATGATCATCAGCAGACATAAATAAATATGATCCGCATGATTTTTTCCCTAATGTATATTGATCAAATGTTTCAAATGAATTTTTAACATTTCTCTCATAACCTTTACCACCATTAACAAGGTTAGCATTCGTTGGGTTTGATAATGGGCCAATTGCAACTATACTAGGACTTGCTGATATTGTTTGTCCAGATGTCCATGTTTGGCCAGCCAATGGAGGCGCGGTAGCAAGTACTGATAAATCTATAACATCTTCATTTAAATAAATAGCTTGTAGTTTACCAAGGTCCTGGTCCGATTGTAATGGCATAAATTTAGATTGTCTAAACATAATGTTTGCAGTTCCATTACCGGCAGTTGAACAATCAGCCTGCGCAGCTGTGATAGCATCACCAGGTTGACCTAGTGTAACAGTATCACCAGTAGCACTAATGTATGCAGTTCTAAACGCATCCATTGTTGTTATTATAGGGTGAGAAGTATGTACTTCTAATACATCATCATTTAATGCAACTGTACCGTAACTAGCAGATGTGGTAGGTAACCCTGTAGTTACATCAAACCCTGCACCCCAAATAAACTCGGTTTCATCGCTTGCGCTAGTGTCAGTTGGTCTTCCGTAAAAGTTTTCAGCAGTATCTAAATTAAATGTAAAATCACCTGCTGGGTTTATGTAACTATAGAAATTTTCTTCTGATGATACGTCACTAAATCTACTTGTTATAAATTGATTTTTATTTTGTGTAGATTGAAATGGCGCTAATGATGTTGTTTGCCCATACTTCCAACCACCATTAACTTGTTTTGACAACTTTGGATTAGTTAAAAGTAAGGGAGTTAAATCATATTTTCTAATAGTGTTATAATCAGAATCATCAGAGGAATATGTTGCTCTTCCATTTGTTTGATTCACTGAACTATTATCTAGCCATGCATATGTTGCTGGTAAAATAGTAGAACCGCTTGTTACATCAGCAACACTATATATAGGATTCTCAGATTGTTTAACCATTCTCTTTCTATTTCCGGCTATTCTAGAAATTAACCTTAATCCAGTCTGTTCTCTGTTCGCTAGGTTAATAAAGAATGTTTTTGAAATAACAGCTCCTCTAGGATCATCTAAGTTAGAAACTTCCTGTGAATAGAAACCAGCAAAAACTTTAGTAACCGAATTCCTTTGTAAGTTAGTAACATTACCTTGATCATCAATTAAAGTAACCACCAGTTCACCCTGTGCATTTGCAAGAATTTCAGAAAACAAATCTAACTGATTTTGCATTTCAGTTAATTTAGTAAATAGATCAATAGGTGTTTGATTTTCGGATAAGAACCCTGATGCAATCACTGGAGATGAATGAGCAAAATAAGTTTCGTTTGCAGTAAAGGAACTGCTTAAGTGTTGTTGTATTCCTAATTCATTTAAATCTTCCTCTAGTGAAACTTTTGCTACATCTTGTTGATTTTGATTAATTATAGCTTCAACTGCATTATCAGAACTAAGATCTGCAGGAAATGGAATAATTATACTAGTTGACCAATCGCTTTCTAATGGATTAGAAGGCCACCCTGCCTCAGATACAGACTTAACTTGCACCTCAACCTGTTCACCTTTTCTAATTGGAATATCTAATTGATTAATATTAACCGCATCTGCATTATCTGCATTTAGCTCAACCCATTCATAAACACCCGTTATCTTATTCTTAATTCTTGGTCTTAATGTACTATCTATAATATTGTAATTGGAAAACGCCCCTTGACTAACACCTGATCCATCAATAAAATTAAATTGGTCTACTGGGTTAGCTGCGCCATCACTTGATAGATAGCGGTATCTTGTTTTAAATTTAACGATAGATTGTGTACCGGTAGCTGGCGTGGACCTTTCCTCTGGCATTGCCCAAAATCCTCTTGCTCTATATTTAGGTGAAATACTTGATACTGAATTATCTTTAGCTTTAGCATCTATCTCTTTTACAACCGACGCATATAATTCCCCTTGTGATGATCTCTCGGTTACTAATCCTTGTAAAGCATTTACATCAGCATCACGCTCAACCTCTGTTGAATAATTTGTTGTTTGTATTTTAGTTCTACTCTGTGAAATTGCACCATCTAATTCTTTAAGAGTTGATTCAATAGTATTCTTTTGATTATTTAAATCTGTAAGTTCTACGATAGCAGGTGAATCACTTACCTGCCCATTAATAAGCTTTACTCCAAAATCTCCATCATTAAGAGTTGGTGCATTTGGTGTTACACCTTCTCTAGTTGTAGGCATTCTATCATCAGCAAACGAAAGCAACATTGCCCCAAAATCAATAGCGCTCTGTTGGTAATATTCTGCTAATGTTTGTTCTACCCCTGCTTCATTTAGTGTAGTTAACGTGTTAGTGAAAAACGCGCTTCCTGGTGACCAGTTAACTGAAGGTATTTTTGAATCTGGGTCAATAGGTTTAACAAAAGTAACACATCGTTCATTAAAACCTACAGTAACATCTACTTGTACATTATCTTCTAGCGATGATGCTATTTTTAATACATCAGCACCAATTCTTATTGCCGCAGAGCCTTCAATTAATTCTACAATAACTGTGTTAGTGCTTGAATCTATTTTTGTAATTTTATATCTTGTTGTAATAGGATTAGTTATAACCTCTAAACTATCACCTACTGACAGTTGCACAGTGTCATCAAAATCAGCCTCTACATCAGTATAAAATATCTTATTTAATTTATATTGTTTCCTTTGTGAAGTGACACTAACACCGTTTATTTCCTCTGTAACTGTAGCATCTGAAATTCTTAGTACACTAAAGTTACCAGTATACCTTTTTACTCTTGGTGGTAAATCAACTACCGCTTCATCTAGTACATAAGAAATGTTTCTCTGAACAATGCTCTCTAAAAAATTCTCATAATTAATGTCAGCTCTACCTAAAAACGCATTAGTAAAATAATCAATCTTGGTTTGAGTATTAGTACTTAGTATATACCTTTGAATTATAGCTCTTTCTGTATCTATAGGTACTTGGCCAGTTAAATCAAATGAAATGTATAATAGTGGATTAATTAATTCTTCAAAAAACCAATTAGGCTTAACATTAAAATTTTCAATAGAATTTATAGAAGTTAAATCTAATGCCTCTGTTGGTAATTTTGCTAATACTAATTTTCTAAATGTACCATCAGCTAATCTTATTGAACTGTTCTGCCCACCTACATTAGTAATAGTATCTATATTTGTTTGTAGCCTATCTACTGAATTCTTAAGAAAACCAAAACTAGGTATAGTAACTCTTGAATTAGTACCATCATTATTTTGAATATTAATAGTCACAGATTCATTACTAGAAGTTATGGCTTGGTTAACCTTCTCAAACCCTTCTAATGAATTATTAAAAAGTCTAAGAAGCTCCGGTAACATTGTTGATATTGAATTATTTTCAGCCATTAGTTTTCGTCTTTCTTTTATTATTTATTTAATTACATCATATACGAAATTAAGAACACCTTGCTCTGTACATATAAATTCTATGATAGGCTTAGATGATGTTATCTCTGCGTTTTGTATTACTCCCATGGACATTCCATAAGAACCGTTATTAAGTCTACTTGGTGCATCCGTCCATACTCTTATATTTCTTGCTCCTATATCTAAAGTATTATTAAATGCTAACCTTAATGTTTGCCCTGTCTTCCATTGTATACCTGTATCATTTACATAAATATTTAAATCACCACCTGCTTCATTCACAGTATCTAACCTAAGCATGTTAGTATATGTCTTAAGCTCTGTAAATACTTGTGGTATAGCTTGATTTAAATTTAATGGATTAGTTGGTGTTATTTGAACCTGGTTTTTATTTATAGGTACCATAAAACTATACTCTTGTGTTGCTAAAGAAATAGTAATTAAGTTAGGTGTATTAGTATCTACCGTAATTCCAGTACCTTGCCTAACTACATCTGTATTATACTGTAAACTAATAGGTACATTTCCATTTGCTATGGATTGTATTTCATCTGAATTATTAGCAATTAAGTCAAGTAAAACCGTATCATTTGCAAAAGCCAAATTAGCATTATCTAATTGATCTTGTACGCTTGTGATTTGTGCTTGTAATGAAGTTACATCAGCGACATTAGTTATTTGATTTTCTAAAGTTTGAACTTTTTGATCTAGTGTAGATATTTCTAATTGTTGAGTTTGGAATATTTTAGCCGATTCCTGTAATTGTGCAGTTGCTTCACTGAAGAGCTGCATTGAAAATGTATTATAATCATTAACGATTGTATCGATGCCAGCTGATCCTGGTGAAGCATCAAATCGCAAATTGATTTTAAACCCATAACTATTTCCATTTTGCCCTGTAACTTTATTAGGTTTAAATTTAGGGTATCTTTGAATAAACCCACCATCTGTAGTAGGTGTAACATTATCTACTAATAAAATACCATATAAATTAGTAACAGTGTTTGCGGTATTACTAGTATCAACTAAATCATAATAAACTAATACTGCATTAAATTCAAATGTGCTTGCTAAATCAGTTCCATTAAATTGAGCTATAGTAGAAATTGTTGGATCAGTTACAATTTGTTCATAATCATTAGGAGTAAAGTCAACTGAAATTCCATCTAACTCAGATCGTATATAAGCAGATCCATTAAAACCTGCAGGACTACCATAATCCGCAGGATATTTTTGTATAAAAACATTAGTAGGATTAGTAAATGTAACAGGTTCAGTAAAATAAGAATCTACTGTCGTTGGTGGGGTTGGTTCATCCATCCAATTCGCATTAGGATCTGTATAACCTGCAGGGCCTGTTGGATTTAATAAAGGTTGATCATAATCATAAAATGCATTAATGCTTAATCCTTGTGGTTGCACAGTACTTGCATTACGACCTAAAATAAATTCATTTTTACCTTGTATTTTTAAACTAGGTTGATAATTAGCATCTGAAATAGAATCAAATAAAATAGTAGGAGTTCCACCAACTTCTGTTGGAACATTAATGTAAAGTTCTGTATAAGCCTCACCTGCTTTATCTACATTATTTACAATATCAATATCACCTACATATTTTACTACTCGGTTATACTCATCTGTTGCTGTGCTTATAGAATCTTCTTCTACAAATAATGGTCTAACAACACCAGGATTCTTTTCAAGATTAGTAGCAGCACGGTACCTCATTGCACCTGTCTCTTTTAACCATTTAAAGAATACTCTTTCGGCAACAGATCTCTGTAAAGTATTATCATAAGAAGTATCACTAATAATTAATTCTTCTAAGTTCAGAGCGTAATTCTGAAGACTCTCAGTAAAGTTAACATTAGGATCGCCTTTTAATCCACCACTTGCAATCATACCGTCAATGGTATCAAATTGCATGTAGTTTGATAATGTAAGAGAGGCTGCACTATTTGGGTCTAATTTATCAAAATCTGGTAAATTTAAAAGCACAAACTTCGAAAAGACCAACTTAAGCTCATCATTGTTAAGGGTCTTTGAAAGATCTCGTGCAGATGAAGAGAAGGTATAAAATGTACCCCCATCAGCCTGCGGCGTTTTAATTAAAGGCGTCGTTGCCATGTATCGTTTTTCTTTTTATTAACTTATTGTATATCCAGTTCCACCTACTAAGAACCAAACCCCATTTCCTGTACCATCATTAACACATAACAAGTGAGCAGATTCACCTTGCGCATCTAAATCAATTTTAGTACCACCTGGTAGTACTAATGGAGTTACTGCGCCGGTAATACTAATTACACCGGTCTGTGCTTCAGAATATACAAAAAATATTTCTTGACCTATTGAACCATCGTTAAGTTGAATAGTTACTGTTGTTGCCGTCTGATTACCAACCCTTTCAACTGTATAAGGTGGTACTGCAGTACTAGTTCCAACTGTAATTACTCCAGGTGATCCTGTCGCAAACCCATCATTTAATGTTTGTGGATCTACATCATTTCTAATTAAACCACCACCATTAAGGTTTAGGTTACCTGTCATATTAACATTGGTTAAAATATCAAACGTGGAAGCATTAACATCTAATAAGATGGTACTTAATCCTACTCTTAATGATTCGGTTTTTAAATCGTTAAGGTTAGTGATAGTACCAGCCGTAGGGTTAAAGTAAACCTCCATTGCATTGATTTCACTGGTCAAAATATTGAAGTTATCATTCAATACTAGCCTGGATCCTGATAAAGAATCTGTTCCAAGAATTTCTGTTACGCTAATTGCCATTTCTTTTCTATTTTATTACTAGGATATTTCTACCCTTTTTATATTTATTCCCATTCGTATCTGTAAGTTCAAGGGTGATCTCGTATTTACCAGATTCCTTAAACAGATATGTTAAGTATTTACTCTCAAAATATATATCGGCCATGTTTGAGTTAGTTGTATTCTTAATAATCCATCTAGGTTTATTCTTCCCAGGTATCTTACATTTATCATAAACAAACATTAACCAAGTCATTTTAGGTAATGTCTTACCATTATTTATAAACTTAGCAGTATTCCACGTAGGATTACTTGCTTTATGCAAACCTTTTCTATAAATTAAACTAGGACAATCTGTTTCACCAGTTGGGAAAGGTACACCTGTTACTCCAGTAGTTGGACACACCCTGTCACCGTTTGCATATACAATGTCAACATATTTCCAATCACCATGTACTCCAAAATATCTACAAACTGCCTGTATAAATTTTTGATTGTTTGAAGCATCATATACTACATTATAAATATACTTATTAATTATTTTATTTTTACTAGTGTTTAAGCCTGATGCGGCTTTAGCTAAAGTATCAATAGTGGAATCAAAATAATGTTCAGCGGTTTCCCCATTCTCATCAATTATTTTGAGATAAGTTTCAGGTATAACTTCTTTAAACTGAAAGAACGCTGGTGTATCACCTGTAGTACTAGTCATATCCCACCATAAATGATAAGTGTCATTCCATCCACCAGTGGTTAAGTTATCCCATCTATAAGGTCCACTAAAACTGGCCTTACCATCATCTTGATAATTTAACAATTGAAAATCCGGAGAAGTACCTAAACCAAAATTATTAAGAATAGCATTAACTCTATCTAATGAGGAATATAGGCTTGGTGTTTCATCTGCCCATGTTATAGAAGGTTCAATTGGTAAATTCCATAATGACCCATAATCATTCCATAAATATTTAGACTCACTATTCCAAGTATAATTTTCTTTCCTAGATTGGTACCAACCAGAGTATTCTACTTCTCTACTTTCTACACAAATAAAATCAGACTTTACGTTGGATGATATATTGTTATAGAGATCAAATAGCTTCATTTCCACACTATATAAACCAACATACGGTAGTATTAATGGTAATTTATTATATTGGGATATAGGTCCTCTGAACACTCTATAATAAGAAGGTGAAACATCAGTAGCATCTTTATAAATAGTCCATTCTATTTCATCAAAATTTCCTCTCTCAATACCTTCCCAAGTAAATAGCGTTTCTCCAGGCAATTGGCTAAACAGCAATACTGAACCAACGGACGATTCACAGGTAACTGTTAGTCTATCAACATTTTGCCCGAACAGCCTAAGCACATCACCAGTAACTCCACTCTCCTTTGTAATATCCCAAAATAACCAAGGGTCAGTGAATGATGTTTTTAAATTTATTAATTGATCGTATAGCGCGTTTCTTACATCAGTGTCGGTATCTCCTAATGTAGCGGTATATGTAGCACCAGTATTTGTATCTGGGTCAGTAACAGTAAACACATCACCAACAAAAACACCTTGCGGATCAATATCAAATGTAAAAAATTTATTTGCATCATTTAATTGATTCCATGTAGAATCTACATTATCCCAAGTTATATTATTAAATGACGTATTTTCTAAAACCGTCATAGCACCAACAGGTATATCTGGTTTATCTGGTAAGTAATATGAAGATTCACCATCAGGCCATGCACCTACTTTACTTAGCTTAGGGGCGTACCTAGTAAAATACGCAAGAAATGCATCCGATAAATCTTTAACTAAATAATTAGACCCATCGCTAGGATTACCTAAAGGGCCATTCAGATCAGGACCAATAGGTGAAGGTGGATAAACTTCTCCAGGTGTGATAGGGCCAAGTAATAAGTTTCTACCAATACCCACCGCAGATGATATAGGTGCAATAAATGCATTACAGTAATTTATAATGGCTATATCAACTATAGCTTCAGATGCTAAACAAAATTGGCTAAACGATCTTAAATCTTCCATGTAAATACAATCATCAGTAGATAGCTTAAAATTAGTATCTATTCCTGCTACAATTTCTGTCTTATCATTTCTACTTATTGTATTTACAACCTCTAATAAACCGAAAAAATCAGCCTCACCAGTAATATCTTTTATTCTAGCATTAAGCGGTAAAAATTCATTTTCTAATTTTTTCTTTAATCCAAATAGCTTAAGTAAAATTTCTTCGATGGTAAAATCATAATTCTCTTCGGTTATAGGTAAGTCTTCTATATCATACTTATCTGGTACTATTTCATTAATTCTATATACTAAACTAAATAAACTAGTTTTTCTAAACTTTTTATTAGGTAATGTTATAGACTTATCATTGAACTGTACTTTAGGATCAAAGAGGGCTATATTATTACTTTGAATATATTTACCAAACATAGGAGAGTTTGCATCTACATTTTTCCAGAATTCTTTTACTTGTAAAGTATCATAACCAAAGAATTTAATAGCATTTATTAAACCTTTATAGGAACCGATAAAGGGGTAAATATTACTACCCTCCATCATTATTTCCTTTCTCTTTAAATTTACTTCTTCAAAATTAGGAAGTAATTCTTTAATATTTGTATTTCTAAATATGTCACTATCAGATTCCAAAACATTATAACCCATATTCTGAGTCATAACCTTAAGTCTCTCATCTTCGGAAATAGTTTCACCATATACTAATATCTCAGCCACAACATTACCTGTACAATCATCCTTAATTAACAGTGTTCGTTTATATGTATTTTCAACTTCTGACCTTATTGCTATATTAATTTGTAATGCCTCCGAGATAATAGTATCTGTTACAATGTAACCATCTGGGCTAACAGTTTCAGTAGGATCATATCCTAAAGGTACTTCTAATTCTGTAATAATCTGTAAAGGCGGACCGTCAGGTTCCATCTCTAATGATGTTTGTGTCCCACTATTGAAATTCATGTTGAATTGAAATAGCATAATTTCAGTTGGGTCCGATGTTTGCCATTCCACCAACCAATTACATACACCGTTAGTTGATCCTGTAGTTCCTGTTGGTACTTCTATACCATGAGGAAAACCAAATGCTTTAGTATTAGTATTTTTGTTAACAAATTGCTCGAGTATAAATATCTGACCAACTTCAAATAGTCCTATAGATACTTCAGACAGGTAAATAGAACCTGACCATTTATCCTCAGATGAATCATAATCAAAATTATAACACTTTCCATTCTTATCAAAGAAATTTAAATTTTTCCAATTGTTAACCATCTTAATCTATTTTTTGATAGTCTTTAGGTACACCAAAATTATAATAAATTCTTAAGTACTTTACTTTATTAATCCAAAAAGTCATAATAGGTTTTAAGTATGAATCTATAAAGGTACCAAGTCTTTCATTTCTAAACATATAATTAGAAAATGAATTTCTCATGAGATTTTCATTATAATCGTTACCTAAATTTTTTAATTCCCAACCTTCTTCATAAGTAGCTTTATAAACACTAGGCATACCGGTTCTTCTCTCTGTAAATTTATTCATGTTACTTTCCTTGTATTGCTTTTAATGTAGGGTTATCTTTTAACCTTCCAGTGTTTGTACTTCTTGAGTTTCCTGATGTTGCAATCGTTGTCCCTCGTGTTCTTTTTAAATCTTGAAACTTAGATTGTTGAGTTTTATTATATAGGTTATTTGGAATAGTACCTTTAAAGAATATATTAAGTGAACTAACAGCGTTCTTATTAGGTACTACTTCGTATAATGTTCCATTTCTATCTTCCCATCCACCTCTTATGATAGCAAGATCTTCTGGACCAATCACAACATCACCAAATTCATCTAAACCTATTTGAGGATCTTCACCTTCTTTAATTTCTACCTTTTTAGTTTCTATTAATACTTTTTGATCTGTAACAGGATCCGTTCCATACACTGGTACTTCATAAAATCCATCAGCTATTGCTTTTTCATTAGCCTCCGATATAAAAAATACATTTACAGAATCAACACCATCTACATTTTCAATTATTGAAATAATATCAGATCTTGGAATTCTATCTCTTCTATTAATGTATATAAAATAAGTACTAAGTTGTTCTCTTATTGCAGCATGCATCTCATCTTTATCAAACCCTTCAACATATCTTATTACAATATTTAATGCATATCTTTTAATCACAGGATCATTAATTCTAACCTCAGCAGTAACTATTTGTCTACCGCTTTCGTTTAAAATTTCATATACCATTTCCTTTTCATCAGCCGTCATTGAAAATTCATCAACAGGAACAGTAAAATAATCTTTATCACTTGTTATCTTTTTAGCAATATCAGGTATAAGAAATAAGTATACTATATTATCATCATCTAAATATTCATCATCCTTTGTATTGTATGCATCTACAAAAGAAAAATAATCATACTTACTTAAATAGTAAATATAATTGTTTGGGTTAGCTAATACAAAAGAATTACTTTGATATGGAGCAATTAATCTAGTAAATGAAGGATCTTCAGAGTCAGAACCAAACATTGGGTTTCTAACAATGTTTAATGCTAAAACGGTATTTAAGTCAACATCTTGGCCAGTTGCATCGGTAGCTGGCTCCAAAAATTTTAAATCTAAATTCTTACCTCCTATATTTCCAGCAGAGCCCCTAGTCTTTACATAAGTAACTTTAATAATAGATCCTAATGCAGGCGGTTCACCAAATTGTTTGTTTCCAAAGAAACATGTTAATCCACCGTTAACACTAGTTTTAACCATAACGCATTCCTCGCCATTATTCATATCATATAATGAATTAACATTTTTCCATAACTTACCATCTACATGTACATCAACCATATATTGATCTGTAGGCTCTTTTGTAGTTAAGTTATAACTTTGTAAATCCAGCCCAGTTCCTGTAAAAGTTTGATCTTCTCTCTTACCTTGTATAAGCTCAACATTAACAAATTGCCTCGATGTTTTTTCTAATCTTATATAATCACTATCAAATTTTATAAAATACATTAAACTATTTTGACCTATTTCTAATGGCGCATAATTTAATATTTGTACGTAATCACCTTCAACTAATGATGCTGCCGAAGTATTTAATCTTAATCCTATAATCCCTTGTGCAGATATTCCTCTAGTAGGATCATGGCCTGTTAATCTTGATAAACCGTAAATAGATTCTATATTTCTTGCTCTGCTAATATTAAGTTCAGTTCCAACGGCTTCAATATAAAATAGAATAAGTTCTCCTAAGTTAGCAACAACAGTAAGAATTTGCCCAAACGGCGATGCTGGTGTAAACACTTCACCTGCCTGGTCATATTGACGTTGTAGATATTGGAATGCATCAAAGAATAACTCTGTTGCTTTAATTCTGGTTTTACTAAAAAATGACATTAACTATTTTATTTTTATTTTAAAACAAAGCCCCAATGACTCTTTCTTCATTTACAAAAATATCAACTAAACAACCGCTCCTATCAACTAAGCTGTAAAATTGTACTCTTACATCTATGCCAAATTGGCTACTACTGCTGTTTAAGCAATATGTTTGAATCTGAGTACTGATTTTCTGTGCAATAACAGATTCATTTAATACTAAAGAAAAGACAAGATCATCTAAATTACATCCCATATTAGGAGAACCTAGCACATCACCTTGTCTTGTAAACAAACAATTCTCTATCTTAAGGATAAGCTGCTGTAACTGATCTGTCACCTCAATTACATCATCATTGTACTTCGGTGCATCTACGTCTCTACTGTATATTTCTTTAATCATTGAGAATATTCTTTTATTATATATTCTCTACATTTTTTGAGGGTCTTAGATTATAAATTATCCTGTGAAAAAATAATCAACACCTTCATCACCTTTTATTTCTTCAACGATAGCATCAACCTCTTCTCTACCTTCACTAGAGATTAAATCGTAATTAATAGTAATATTACCAGGTAAGTTAAATTGAAATGTACCTAATATTCTAGATAATTGTATTTTAGCCATACCTATACAGTATCTTATAAAAGCCTCGTCTTGAAAAAGATCACAGTCAGGAATAGTATTATAAACCTGAAATATACACGCTCCTCTTTTAGGAAGTTCTCCCATAAATCTAAATTTCTTAGTAAGCCTATTATAATTATAAGAGATTTGCGCCTGTAAAGCCTGTCTTGCATTATCAACATATTTAGCATTAATAACATAATACATTAATTCTTCAGAACCAAGACCTGCACCATACACATCAGAGTATATAAATTTATCTAATGAAAAATCAATATCACCAGCAGAAAATGAATTACTACCAAAACCACCATCTTCACCAGAAAAACCATTTATTTGGAATACATTATTAACAGCCCAAACAGTAGACGGCATTTTTACAACACCCCTGGGATTGTTAACATCCTTTTCAGTTAGCTTATTAGGCGTAGCACCGGTTTGGTCATTATGGCTTATGCCTTGTCTAAATGCAGATTCACCCCATGCAGTAGCAGGTAATGCAATAAACATTTCTTCAACGCTATCTTCATATATTTTATAAAAGTAATCCTTTGCCCTATTTATGATATGAGCTAATTCCTTTTTAGGTACTGTAAAAGGTATTTGACAACCTACTGTTAAATCATCATTAATTTCCTTTATGAGTGCATCTAAACATTCCTGTGAATCTGGGTTGCACCAACTTTTATTCCTAGCCATATCTTTACTTAATTTTTTCTATTTCTATTACCTCGGTTTTATCACCAAACCTAGCAAGAGGCGTTGCTCTACCTTGTCTAAATATACCACCAATCATCTCCCCGCTAAATACTCCTCTTTTACCGAATACATAACTTTCTTCACATATTACATTTCTACTAACATATGATTCTTCTATTTTACAATCTTCAGCAACGGTAGCACCAAAAAGATTAGATTCAAACACTGATGTATTTTTTAAATCACAGCCAAAGATATCACAATTTATAATATTACCTTGTATAACTGAATCAACAATATCAACACCAATAATCTCAAAGCATCTCATTAATTTAGCATCTTTTATTTGTATTCTTCCACTATCAGCATCATAATTAATTAAACCTTCATTCATATCAGCCTTAGTAATTAAATCAAAAATCTTTTCTCTAATTTTAGGATAGTACATTTCAACAATTTGATCATATGTTTGCAGATCAATCATTAAATGTATTTTAGGAAATTTTTCTTTAAATGAGGAATAGGTTCTATAAGATTCAATAACAGTTTTATGTTTTTCTAAAATCTTATCTAAAACTTTTAAATCTGTTTCGTTATATTGTGGATTAACTAAAGTTTCATATAACGAAGTAATAAAATGTTCAGTCATTGAAAGTATTGTAGAATACTTCTTTTCATAATCAGCTCCACCAAGATATCTAAATTCAATATAACCCTTTTGTAGCTTTTCAAAATTAATACCATAATACTTCTCTTTGACAAACATATAGTTTTTCCAAAGATTTTTTTCTGGTGAAGGTTGAGTCATACCACTTAAAGGAACTATAAACTTTATAGACTTTGCATAAACAGAATCTCTTCTATTTGGAAAAGCTTCATATACTTTGTTCTCATCAAAATTAAGTACGAATTTACCTACATCTAATTTAGACATATTAACAATTGGTCCTAACTTCTTTCCATCAAATGCAAGGTTGATATGAATAGAGCATCTTTCATTAGTCTTTCCATTTTCTCTAATCCATTTTAAAGTTTTAGCCATGATTATCTTAGCCTCAACAAATGGTAATGGACCAGTTACTAATTCAATCATTCCGGTTCCGCCGGAATTATCTGGTTCTAATTTAAAGATATTTTCTGTTGGAGTAAAATCACTATGAGCCTTTTCCTCTACTCTGATTGATTTATTTAAAGTACGAGCTAAACTATCCTTTGTAAGATCAAGGTTTTCATTTGAAAAGAACTCAAATTCAAAACCTATCTTTGAAGAATGTATAGCATTAAGTTGTTCGTTAGAATACATATTTATCCTGATTTGTTTATATATTCCAAACCAGGATAAAGGTTATACTAAGTTCATTGTAATCTTGCGATCACTAACATTAACACTACCGATTTTAACATCGATTTCATCACCCTTAGAAAGTTCGGTATTTTTTAATTTAGTTTTATGAATTAATCCACTAATACCTTTTTCCAATTCCACAAATGCGCCGTATTTAGTTACCTTAGTTACTTTACCTTTTGTGATCATCATTGGTTTATATTTTTCATCTGCACCATCCCATAAATCAATCTTAGGACCTAATTGACTTAATATGATTTTTTTATCAGATATAACTTCTTTAGTCCAAAAGTTAATACTATCACCTGCTTTTATATCTCTCTTTTCAAATTTATTTAAAGTATCCTCATCCAATTCATTTTTAGGTATTAGACCAGTAAGACATTCATTAAATTCTGCAAATATACCAAACTTAGTGGTACCAGTAACAAACCCTGTGATATGTTCTTTAATATTTTCTCTAAGTTTTTCTACGGTGGTTGGAATCATCGTTCTTAAATATTCTCTATGAGATACTACGATTGTTCGTTTTTCATTTGAATAAGTAATAGGCATCACAATTAATTCTTTACCTACAATGGCTTCAAAGTTAGGTAATTTATTTAATCCTCCTAATGAACCTGGCATAAAACATTGAACTCCGCCAACTTCAACCCAATAACCACCATGAATGAGTTCTTTAACTTTACCAGTAAATCCAATAGTTTTATTACCTATAGCGTTATAAATTTCTTGTCTTTTTACTTCATCCATTGCATCACTAATAGACGCATATAAAGTACCTTGTTTAGAATTCTTAACCTTTATATCTACCATCATACCAATTTCTAATTGGTCTACTATTGCTTTATCTTCTTTTTGTAAAATACAAACAGCAGTACTTTTTCTAGATATATCAACTAAAGCTTCAATCTTAACTTCTACGTTTTCCCCATCAATAATATGAGTTTCTTTTTTAATATGAATAATCTCACCTTGTGTTATATAATTATTTGCTTCTTCAGACATTGTTAATTTCTTAGCCTCAATGTCATCCAATTCATAAAGTTTCATTAGATCATCGGCATAACTTTCTGTAGACATTAGTTTAGTTCCTTTAGGTACCATTACTTTTTTTGTTACAGTGTCAAATGGATCATCACTTAATTGTATTGTGATTTCTTGTTCTATCATTATTTTTTATTAAAGTGGTTATTATAGATTATATATTACTTAGTTTAGATTTAGTTATTATACTTCTTATTATCTATATTGTTTAAGATTATGTAATAAGAGCTGGTGGAGATGGTGCAGTTGTTGCGCCAACTTGTGCTGACGGTGACCCTGCAGTAGCGACGGCTTGTCCTGGTGGTAAAATTATAAGCTGTGATCTTATGTAAGCATCTATCGCTGGTCCAGCAATACCTGAGAATGTTGCCGAAGCTGTTGAAATAGCTAAGGCTGATTTATCAACCCCATCATTTGTACCAGGCTGTGCTGATATATTAATAAAGTCATACATAGCAGCTGAAAATGCAGCAGTTAATGCGGAGTTTAAAATAGGTGGAACTAATGGCATAATTTAATTATTTTTATAGTTTATATATTAATCAGTTGTATTCTTTGCACTTAAAGACGGTGCTGTGACTGATGTAGGCGGACTAGTAGGAGCACCTAAATTACCTATATGAGAATGTCCATCAAATATACCTGCAAATGTATCACCTTTAATGACAGCCTCAGCCGCAGCTTCACCTAATTTAATTCTTGGAGAATTAATATGAGTTTCAGCAGATGCAGTTACTACAGCATTAACACAATTAATAAGAGTATCGGTTGTCGCATTAATTACAGTATCCGCTCCACTGTTTATTGTAAACTGAGCCGAATGTGTAAATGTTATATTACCGTCATTAAGCATTATTATAGAATCACCATTTGCATTTATTATTTCAACAGAATTATCAGGTTTTACATTAACGGTAGTTGGACCTTCGGTTGTAGTATAGTCCATCATTAATCCTTTTTCTTCTGTAAAGAAAACTTTAATATGCTCACCTTCCCTTTCATTAGTAACGGTAGGATCACCAGATTGTAAGTCACCTGTTAAACCAAATGCTGTATCATATATTAATACGTGTGAGTTAGGATAGGCAGCTTCTATCTCCGCCTTCGTCTCATCAGAAGGGTATAGTGACTCATGGTATACTGGCGCGTAATAATTACCATTATCAAAACTTATTCTTAGTATGGTTCCAATTTTAGGAACTGAAAATGTACCACTCCCGGTGTTACTTCCACCTGATGAAGCAACTGATGGTCTTGCCCAAGGTAAAGATTCAGTTGGCATAACATAAGCGCTACTTGGATCTTCAGGATCTTCTCTCTGGTCCATTTTACCAAAAACTCTAATTCGACATCTACCTTCAAAAATATCATCATCAGTATTTTCAACAATACCAATCCATTGAGTGCCTTTTAGATTATCATCCTTTAACTCTTTTGCTGTTAGTTTTCCCATTTATTAATCTTCAAATATGTTACTACTTTCTATACTTTGTGTACTACCGCCTGGTGGAATATCACCTTCAAATAAATTGCTAGGTTCTAGTGGAGCCGGTCCTGATGGTGCGGAAGTAAATACATTAGTCTGTGTTAATGGCGGTCGGTCACCACCTTCAGGTAAAATCCTATTAACTTCCAATGTTTGCGTACTACCACCTGGGGCAATTTCACCTTCATATATATTAGTACCTATCTGATTAGTAAATCCTGGTGTAGTTTCTTCTTGTACTAATGCACCTTGTAAAGTACTTAATAAGCCTTGTGGATTTTTAATAGTATTTAAAATTTGATTTCCTAAACCATATACATTACCAAATTTTAAACCTTGAACAAAACTTAATGCTTTTCTCTGCACAAGATTCTCTGCTCCTTGTATAGCCTTGTCTAATAATTTTTTACCTGCACCTTTTGCTAAGTCTCCGTAAGTTTTTGGTTGTTTAGGTGCTGAATCTACTAAAGCTGAATCGTAACCAGCAAATTGAGATTCTATTTCAACTCTTCCGTATGACCATTTCATGGATGAAGTAGCCATAGCACCAGCGCCTTGTACATTTGTAACATCTGCAAATACTTGCCCACTAGCACCAGCATCCCATGTACATTCATCAAATTTGAAAGTTATCTTTGAAAAGTTTTCATTAACAAATTTACTAAGTTCTGGTTCAGGTGAAAGCGGATTAAGTGCATTTATAAAATTTCTAACTTGTTTAAATCTCCTAACTTCAACTACTTCAACCCGAACTGTAAAATACATTAAATTTATAGGTATAAGATTTCTTCTATACTTAACATCATAACATGCAGATTTATAAAGATTAAATAAAGCAGACATTTTTAAATCTATTGCCTCTAATAAACCAACAGTAATTCCTTCACCATCTGCAGATCCACCAAAAGGTGTCATGTTAACAGTTTTATTAAAAGCTTCTTGTAAACCTTCTATAGTTTGAAAGTAATAAGATCTTTTAGATTCTATTTCTTTTAATCCTTGGCAGAATGCCTTTAGATAAGTGGCTCTAGTAACTTCACCTAAATTATTTAAATACCCAACAGCTGATTCACCAGATGGGTGTGAACCTAATTCACCAGCACCACCACCTGACAACGCAAAAGGATCATCATTAGCAGGAATCGCAGGGCTGCCCTCTAACGCACCTTCAAATAAAGGGCTCATTCTATCAAAGTAAATGTTAAATCCTAAATAAGTAGGGTCATCTAAACTAGTAACCCCATTACCACCACCTGCAGCCGATGATGAAGTCTGCACAAACGTCTTAGCCATATCATAACTATTAGGAAATGATTTTTGTAAATTACCAAGTAAGCCTGTTACTTCATCCGACGGTACTGCATTAAAGAGTTCTGATATTGGCATTTATAATTTTATTTTTTTTATTTATTCTTTATGTAGAAGGAGTTACTTCTCTTCTACGCAAATGTAATTTCTGCTTTAAACCAGCTCCACCTGCCTGAGGTCCACTTGTTAAAAAATATTCAATACCTGTTATAACATAAAAACCAGAAAGATATTCATTAATCACACCAAATTCATTATCAACATCACTGCCTGCATTATCGGGAGTATCTGCTCTTCTTTGTGAATCATTAGGAGCGTTCTCATCATTTTCCGGCGCGGTTAAAGTACCTTTTACCATCTGTGCAGTTTCCATCATATGACAATAAATTCTGGTATACCTTAATATAGCAGGATTAATTGTATCTAATTCAACCGTCATACCTAATTTATTAATCTCTGAAAGGTTTTGAAAATTTTGTATAGATGCGTAATAATAATTCTCATGAACATTATCACCTTGTGTACCTAAAAATTTAAATTTAACCTGTTGATCGACTGGGCCTTCTACTTCTCCATTAATAGTTCTACCTTTAGTAACAGGTATCATACCAGGCGTATCACTAGTTATAGGATCTACAAATTCACTTATAAATTCTTTTGCATTTAAATCCCAATACTGTGTATATCTTTTATATCCATTATTCTTACTAATCTTTCCACTATTATTAACTTGCTGATATTTAGATATGTATCTAGCAGTACCCTGTAAATCTAATTGATTACTTAACATATTAGGAAATGTGCTTTCACTATCTTCTTCATCACCACTCCCCATTGTATCCATTGCGTTTTGTTGAAACATTTGGCTAACCTCTAAATCATCTTCCATACCGAAAAACTTATTAGCATCAACAAAAGTTAAATAATAATAAGGATCAATATAAGAAGTAAAAAATGATTCATCATTTAAGTATGAATTAGAAGTTATATCTTCTATAAATTTTTGAGCAGTATCATAAGGGTTTGTCCATATCTGCTGATCTGTAGTATCTTCAACATTAGATGCATACCCCAATTTTAATTCTTCAGCAATAGATAATAAAGAATTCCAACTAGTATTATCTTGGAATTGAACCTTCTCTGTAAATAAATTAGGTACATGCATTCTACCATCAACCATAATTTGGGATGCTGAATCAGTAGCACCACCGCCACCTAACGGAGTTATTTTTTCCACAGTAAAATCAATTCTTATAGGCTTAAATGTAGTTTCATCACCCTGTGATCTGATATACAATTGAATAATATCTCCATCTTTTGGAAAAAATCTAGCAGTAAACATTCCATCCCTATCATAAAAAGAAAACTTACATGTTGGATAAAAACCAGTACACTTAAGTTCAAATGTTTCTAATTTATCACCCTGTACTTCATATGAATTAATTCTAATAAGAGGTATCATTGTAGAAAACTTACTAGGTTTTTCTTTCATAGTATCACCATCAGAATTTTCAGTACCACTCTCAACATCAGTTATTTCTAACTCATCAAGTTCGATGGTAGGTTCTACTACTGTTAGTATATTTCTTTCTACTGCTGACATATTAATTCGATTGTTTAGTATTTCTACTTGGTAAGTTAGTTCCTAATTGTATTTTACCACCACTAAAGGTTTTAGCCTCTTGTCCAGGCTGTAACATATTAGGAGGCATTGGCTGTTTTACACCAGATTCTTTTGTTTTAGCTTTTTGTATTAACCTCTGGATTCTTGATTGATCTTTTTCACTCTGTCTTCCAGTATCTACATACGCTTCTTGAACATCGTTAGGTCTTGTCGCAGGATTAGGTCTTTTATAAACTAGATCTTTTCTAGATAAATTAGGTATAACCAAGATATCGCCTTCACTAACACTAAATGGATTGAAGATATTATTAACAACACAAATAGCATCTATGAATTCACCACTTCCGAAATATTTAAATGATATTTTATCTATACGCCCAACCTGATCTTGCATAACATAATGTAATGCCTTAACTCCTAAATCCGAATCATAAATAAATGAAGGAGCATTAAGATCCCAATAACCCTCACCAGTTTTATCAATAATTAATTTATTCTTTAATGTTAATGATTTTACATCCATACCTTATTATTATATTATGAATCAATAAACATACTCACCGCATTAGATGCATATGCAGCATCATCATCAGTAAATATATTTGCAGTTGATTGTTTCTTCACGTTACTTATTTTTTCGTTTTTAACATCTGATGCTGGTGTGCCTTGTGTTGATGATAAACCTTTTGTGAAATTACCAGCCTTCACAGAACCATAAGTAGCAACATCTTTACCAGCTAAATTTAAAATATCTTCTTCACCTTGAGCAGATGCATAAATTCTACCACGACCTGCATTAAACATATTTTCTATATCACCTTTATCTCTAGGCTTACCGTGTTTAAGATCTATTTCAAATTTAACTTCCATAGGAAAATCATCATACCCTAAACCATGTCCTAAAGTCATAGTTGAATTATCACAATACATATTACCCATTGTTACAATTGGATTTAATGGATTACCTACAGTTACATGCCAGTCACCAGTAGGTTCACCACTAATTAATGCCTTAGACGCTTGTGTACCAGAAACCGCTCCAACATTATCACTTAAAAATCCACCTAGCATATTACCTAGCATAGTTTTACCAACCTTAAGTAAACCTTCTATTCCATTTTCTAAATTAAATTCACCAGTACCTCCACCGAATACATTCTTAAATCCAGTTTCAACATCAGTAACTACACTTCCAATATATCCACTAAAGTCTCCTTGTTTTAATTTATTAATATCTCCAAATTGGCTAGCAACCGCTCCAGCTCCACCATAATATCTTTGACCACCGCCAAAGAACTGACCATTATTATAAGTCATAGTTAACATATTACTAATAATGTCAATCATTGCAATTTTAGGATTAACATAACTGAGAGATTTTAATTCATATTCAAAATTAAGCTTTAAGTCATTTGAAAATTTCATACCACGCTCTCTAATCTGTGTAGAATCAATAACATTAACAGGTCCTATTACAAAATTAGCATAAGTTGTACCTAGCTTATCACCAGTAGACATATTTTGAGCGGCAAACTTTTGTCTTGAACTGATACCTTTCATTGCATCAAATCCAGCTTTACCAACACCATTCATTTTAGAATAAAAAGGCTGGGATGTATAACCACCGTCACCACTACTAATATCTTCCATTTCAGATTTAACTTCCTTATAATTTAACCCATAAGACATTGTTAATAAATCATCTAATTTGTTACCTGTCTTTTCACCCATATAAGTTACTGCGGTAACACCTGCAGTTTGTGTAGCATCAACGGATTCTTTTGGTGTTGGTGTCTTAGGATCTTTAGAGCCTGGTGTTGCTGTTAAATCAAATATGTTATCATTTACTGGTGTTGGGAACCTTCTTAATGTAATAAGATGATTAACAGGAATTTGTTTATAGTATTTACAATATAAAAAATCTTGTGCGCTATAACCAATTCTAGGATAATTAGTACTAAAGTATTCTATAAGTTTAGCAATAGAAACATTCCTGGATGCATCACCACCCATTGTTGGATTATTAGGTTTATCATGAAAGTCATTAAAAACCTCGCCACCGGTTAGCCCACCATATAATCCTCTAAAATTAAATAGAGCATACTTATTAAAAATAGATCTAGGTACTGGTGCATTCATTCCAACCGCAACACCAAATTCATCTGGGACAGCTTTATCTACATAAAAGTTTTTTGCAAACATAGTATCTACTCCATGAGCAAATCCAAATGATTCCCCACCAAATACACCTAATCGGTTAGCAGTTTCTTTACTTGGGTTAGTTGGAAATAGTGCATCGTTAAGTTTTCCTATTGTATCATTGAATGCCATATAGAGAGTCTATTTTTAGTATATATTCAGCTTAAGCTGTTGAGATACTTATCAATGTCAATATCTCCTTTTTTAAACTTATCAGTCCAACCTTTTTTAAACCTAGCATCAAACTCATATGAACTATCAGTTGAAAGAGAACCTTTAAAAAAAGGCCTGGATGATATGTCCCGTACTTCTTTTAGGTTTTTTGATATTATATAAAACTGAACTTTTTCAAACAACCCTTGTAAATCATTTTTCGTCTTCTTACACATAACCGATTCAACTATTACATATAACCGTTCTCTATCACTTTCATCAAATCTATCTTCTAATGATTTTACATTTTTAAAGTCTTCCTTTTTAATAGGCATTTTTCTAGCTCTATTATTAAACTCATATTTAAAATTCATATCAAAAAAATGAGACTTAAGGTACTTCATATTATCATACATCTTAATAATACGAATTTGATATAGAGGGTTAATAGGATCCCATTGAGTATCAACTATTAAACCTTTTATAGGCAACAAAACATTAGGCTTACTAAAAGAAGATAGCAAGCAATAAACAGTTTGGCCTTTAGTAAATATTCTGTGTGCTTTCATTCAAATTCCACGACATTTTCAAATAGCTTAGCACTACCGTTTACATTTATGTCTGGTGAATGATATATGTTATATTCAATTTCTTTGGTAGTTAAAGATTCTACATATCTTTTAATACCTTTAACTGTATGCTCATTAAGATTACCTAGAACATAAAATATAGATGTAGTTGTAGACCTATCTAATACGGTTTGTAATTGTTTCATTAAGTAAGAAGACACTACAGCATCAGATGGTTCAAATTGATAAAAGTCATTCTTAGTTAACTTATTAAAAATATCCATGTAATTGATACATTCAATATTTCTTGGTACAGTACCTAAATAAGATTTTACCTTTATGGCATCTTTTGAATATATGAAATTAAATTCTATGCTTGTTTCCATTCAGTTAATAAATCGATCTCCGCCTGGAGTTCTTTTATTTTGCTTTCTACGTCCTTCTTGTTAGGCTCATAGTGAGTTCCCCACTCTGTCTTAATTCTTAATACATCTTTTTCAAATTTGTTACCACATTCCAACCCTAAGTCTTCACATAGTTCAAAAAAGAATTTCATTATGTATTCATATTTGTTTCTATTACTATCATTAGATTCAAAAACATCTGTTGAAGTCCATTGTTCTTTTCCTCCTCCGTGATTATCATCAATCACTCTTTTGATAACGCCATTTCTTGCAGGCTCTAAAACAATTTTAATCATTAAGTCTTTTATTTAAAGATTCTCTTGCATCCCTCATCATTTTTCTAGCGTCTTTTTTATCAGACTGCCAAGTCTCTTTATCCTTAACCATTAATATTGCATTAGCCTCTCTCAGTAACTTAATCTCATTTTCATTATATCCTACTTCTCGCCAAGCTATTATTTGTCTTTCTTCAATACTCTCTAATCTTTCGGCTATTGATTTTTCAACCGCATCAGTATTAGCAGCATGTAATTCTTTCCCTCTTTCTATATTCTCTTTAGTAATTTCCATCCACTTATGAAATGGTAATTTACTCTTTGCTTTAAGAAGTCCTTGATACTTCATTGCTAATCTTCTCTGTCTTCTATTTGGTGCTTGTGTCATATGATTGATTTTATTATATATTATAGCTTAAATTGCTTAGTCAATTTTATATCTAGTTTTAATTAATTCTCTAATGCTATCAAAAAGACTATCTAAAATTAAGTCTTCAGATATTTGATCTTTAATAAAAGATTCTAATTCATCGTTAACTTCATCCGCATCAAATGAAGAACTTATAATTTCATATATAGCTTTATTAAGAACTTCAATTGGAAAGGAAAGATTAAGTTTTACTTTATCATTTTTTTTCTGTTTATCAAAAAGAGTTCTAATAGGTGATATGGTTTCTGATGTAGCTTTTTTAGTTACCCATTTCATGTCAGTTCCTTCTAAATCTTGATTATCTAGCTTATGAGGATCTTTTATTGTTTGTGGTGGATTTAAATCTAATGCATTCCCAACAACTGGTTCTAAGAATTCAGATATTAAATTTGTTGCTATTCTACCACCACTCTTAAACGTGGTCCATTGATCTTGTGTACCATTAACAATTTCTACATTACCAAACTTATCGCCCTTAATCCACTGAAGTTTTACTTCTTCTGTATTTTCCATACTATTATCCATTTATAATTATTATATGCAAAAAAAGTAAATTGTTTATATTACTGAAGATTCAACCCAAGACTTTATACTAATCTGACCACCCTGAGCGTGTGTAACTGCTTGTAGTGAATTAGCTCGCCATCCAAAAAATAATCTATCAGGCTCTGCCTCTCCAGTAGCCGCGGCTAAAAGCCCACCACCATTTGCTTCGGTAATTGGATAAGTGAAGTCTCCACAGCCATACCAGAAATTATTACCGATATTAGTTAAGGTAAGAGATTGCTCGCCACCTACTGAAACCATTTGCAAATCTTGCCCACCATTAAACCCACCACAGGTCCACTTATAAGGTCTTAATATAATTTGCGGTACGGTTTGCGCGGCCGCACTAAACTCAGCAAAATAAGTAAATCTTACTCTTATTTGACTAACGCCTTTAACTATATCATAAACTAAAGGTATGCCGCAATTCATAGCTTCATTTCCTAGGGTAGTACCTACTATAAAATGAGTAGACTGATTAGTCCAACTCTTTGAATCCCAGCCGTTTAGATCACCAACATAATATGAATTTGCACTTACAGGCAAAATATTACGGCCTATTTGATAACTAGTTTCCATAAGTGGAACTTCGAACGAGCCACCACTACTACCAGAGGTTCCTTGTGCACCCGTTATTCCTTGAGCACCGGTAGATCCTTGTGTACCTGTTCCAGTTGCTCCTTGTGAACCAGTAGATCCTTGTGTACCTGTTCCAGTTGCTCCTTGTGAACCAGTAGATCCTTGTGTACCTGTTCCAGTTACTCCTTGAGAACCAGTTATACCTTGAATACCTTGAATACCTTGAATACCTTTTAAACCTTGAGTTCCTGTTGTTCCAGGATTTCCTTGAGTTCCTTGTTCTCCTTGAGTTCCAGTTATTCCTTGGGTACCAGTTGTTCCTTGAGTACCAGTTGTTCCTTGACTTCCAGTTATTCCTTGACTTCCAGTTGTTCCTTGGGTACCATTAGTACCTTGAGTCCCAGTAGTACCTTGACTTCCAGTTATTCCTTGGGTACCAGTTGTTCCTTGTGTAGCTGTACCAGTTTCACCTTGAGTTCCAGTTTCACCCTGTGTACCGGTTATACCTTGAGTACCTTGTGTACCTGCACCAGTAGTACCTTGTACACCGGTATTACCTTGAATACCTTGTACACCATTACCTACAAGTTTAACTAATGTAAGTGAAATATTAGATGGCGTTAAATTTATACTAGCAGTTGAACACTTAATTCTTACTTCAACTTGATCACCACCATTAAGATCTAATATGTCTACAGTAGACATGCTATTAAAAAGAGTTCCAGTGAAGCTTGTTCGTACCTCGGTAACACCACTTCCATTATACGGACTACCATTAACAAATACTTCGGTAAAAATATCATCATTTGTTGATGTTGTTCCACTAAGACTAAAGTTAAGTTCATAATTACCAGCTTCATTAGCATTAATACTTAGTACATTACCTTGTGGGCTTCCACCTGAATTAATGAATGACATTTGATTTAATTCACCAGTAGGTAATAATAAACCTACATAAGAATTAGTAACTGTTAAGGCAGCAGCACCAGTTGATAGCAACATAGAACCGTATGCAACGGTACCACTAACAGAACCAGTACTACCGGTTATACCTTGAATACCTTGTGTACCTGTACCTGTTTCTCCTTGTGCTCCTTGTTCTCCTTGTGCTCCTATACCAGTTATACCTTGAATACCTTGAGTTCCAGTTTCACCTTGAGTTCCTTGTTCTCCTTGAATACCTTGAGTACCTGCACCAGTTATACCTTGGATACCTTGAGTTCCTTGCTCCCCTTGAATACCTTGTGTACCTGTACCGGTTATACCTTGAATACCTTGAGTTCCAGTTTCACCTTGTGTTCCTTGTTCTCCTTGAATTCCAGTTTCACCTTGAATACCTTGAATTCCAGTTTCACCTTGAATGCCTTGTTCTCCTTGAGTTCCTTGTTCACCTTGTGCACCTTTTTCACCTGTAACAACAAACGATACTAATACATCTTCATCCATTGTAAATGGTGCCGATGCAGTAGATGCTTGTGGTACTACATCAATATCCCAGTATCCACCTGCATCAGTTAAGTCTGAAATTTGAAAAAGTAAAAATTCATTAGCATCAGCTTTTGCTGTTATTCTAACATAACCTTTTGGTATCGATGCCGACGCAGCAATAGTCTGTAAAAAATTTGATATATCAGAACCAGTAACACCATCATCATTAATTAACATAATAGTTGATGTATTCTGTATGGTTTGGTTTAAAGAAACATAACTAAAGCCAGGATCAGCCACAGAGGTTGATGTATTAAATTCATAATCAAAAGTTGCACCACCAAAGGTACCGCTTTCACCAACCGCACCCTGTATTCCTGTTAATCCTTGTACACCTTGAGCACCAGTTATACCTTGTACACCTTGAGCACCAGTTATACCTTGTGCACCTTGGGGGCCAGGTCCTCCAGGAATTATTGAGTCGGCTCCAGTAGTTCCTTGTATACCTTGTGGTCCAGTAGATCCTTGTACACCAGTAGGTCCTTGTGGCCCGACCACCTGAGAGTCGGCTCCAGTAGTTCCTTGTATACCTTGCAGTCCAATAGATCCTTGTACACCAGTTGGTCCTTGTATACCAGTTGCACCTTGTGCACCTAATAAACCAGCGGCGGCGGCACTTACGTTTACCCACGTAGTCCCATTCCACTGCAAAAAATCTGATGCAGCAGGAGATGGCGCGTTAACATCGGATAACATATTAATTAAAGGTGCATTTGTATTAAGAGTTGCTAAATCAACATTTGAAGAATCAAAATTAATAACAACACTCTGATTAGCTGAATTAAAACCAGCAGATAATGCATTACCTATAACTGATGTTGAGTTAGATGCATCAATACTTCTGAATGTTAATGTAGTACCATTCATACCAGCAAATACATTCTCTCCACTAATACCTATATTAGATCCTTGGTTTATTTCTCCACCTGCAGATGTATTAATTAATTTAATAGCATTTACACTAGGGTCATATTGTAATTGTACACCATCACCTGCAACAAACCTAAAAGTATCATTTGGTATAGAAGATGATAATGTAAAATCATTATTTGATTGATAACTAGCAGCACCTGTATAATTTACAATAATCTTACCATAGCTATTTGAACCTGTAACAGTAAGATCACCTGTACCAATTCCACCGATTAAGTCCCATTCACTAGTTTCAAAAACACCTTGCGTAGTTCTTTTGTTTGCTCTCCACCATGCTAAAGCTTCTGATGAAACGCTAGTTCCACCAGTAACATCAATTACTTCTACTGGGTGGTATACTACATGCCCTTCGTTATAAGTTCTATTGTCTACCCAAGGGTTAGCTACTGCTTTAAAGTTACTGTCTACCTCACCATTAAAAAGTTCCCTTTTAACTTCTTCTCTATAGATGATATATTCTTTCAGATTGAATGCCATTTAATCTAATGTTTTTTTATTTATTCCGGTGGTTCATTAATAATATTTGCATCATCATACGGAAATTCATCAGTGTCTTTTCTAGATGTAAATATTTCCCTAAGTTGATTAAGGTACCATGTACCTTCAGACCAACCTGGTATAGCATAACAAGGCGAATAGATACCTGTTGTATATATTCTATAAAGTTCATTCCAGTATTTACGATAATCTTCAACTGCCCTGTTAATAAATCCTACTTGTCTATTTACTAACACTGACCTTTGTTTATTTCTTTGCTTATCAAAAGAAGAACCTGATGTAAGTCTAAATTTACCTGTTAAATCTTCAGCACGGTACTCAGTTAGAAATTCATATAATTTACTATCACCTAGAAATAATTCTATTGAAGCAAGATCCCCAACAAAACAAGGATCAAATGGTACATAGTTAGTTTGGTAAAATAATTCCAATTCTGCAATACTAGCAAAATCCGTAAATTCGGTTTTTTGACTAGCTTGGTCATAAAATCCTATTCTAATTTTAGACACAGCAATTTTATACTTTTTTAAATAAACAAAAAAGTCTAATGATAATTTAAATGTTAAGGCTTCAATGACCAAGAGGATATACTATTTTTTGTATATATTCAGCTCTTTATTGTGTGGTAGTCATTTAATAGGTTAGAAATTTTACCGTGAGTCACATTGCACTCATTAAAAATTTGAAGGTGATTAGTATCTCTATAATCTTCAATCCAGTAAACGTGTTTAAATCCAGCATTAACTAAGATCTTGGTACACATTTTACAAGGTGATAATGTTAAAAGTATTATGTAATTTTGAGGATCATATTCTTGAAACTTTGCAATCATATTTACTTCAGCATGAATAAAACCACTTTCACCTGGTGTTAAAGAATCTTCTTCAGTTCCAGTATTATTATTTGTTTCAGCTCCACTATAAGAACCGTTATATCCAAAGCTTGCTATTTTACTGAAGTCTTTCTTTAGAGCCATACAACCAACTTTAGTAGTAGAAGAATTAGAGAGATCCTTAATACTTAATAAAATGTTAGTAAACGCGTTTAGCTTTAACTGAAGTCGCTGAAGTTTGGAATCCATTTTTGTTTTATTAAAGTAGCCTTCATTTTTACCTCAGGTAAATCTTTATTAAGACTGTTTGCAATTCTTATATTTTCTTTATCATCATCAAAGAATTTAAAATTTCTAAATCCCATTTGTACAAATTTCATAAAGGCATCTTTTTTCTTTTGTGCAGTAGAGCCAGTAAATCCTAAGTTAGGATCATTGATTGCAAAAATAAAATCAGGATTAACATCAACTCCATTATGCATTAAAAAATCATAGATAAGTTTTGAATCATCTCTTGCAGTAATAATACCTACAGCAGTTCCTTTTGAAATTGTTCTCTTAAGTATATTAAAAACCCAATCAATTATTTTACCAGCCTTAAGAATTTCTAAATCTCTGAAATCATTAAAATCAAACTTGTCATGAGGCTTAGTTTTAAATGTATTAAATTCTTGTGGTGTAAGATCAATCTCATATCCTGTTTTAGGATTAAAAACTTTAATCTTACTTTTAGTTACAATCAAAGTATCGTCAACGTCAAAGACAGTTATGTCTTTACCCCATTTTTTATACTTTTCAAATAGTTCCATACAATATATATTGTTTAATTTAAGATCTCTTACTACAGGTGAGATATAGAATGGATACATTAACAATCCCTCCCATTCTGATATATGTGTTTCACAACAGGAAATCTTAATGAATAACCACCATTCTGATTTTGGCTTTCTTCAAAGTATTGAACGGTTATAGTTTTACCAATTAATTCATTATGATTGTTGAGGTAGTGTTCTCTTTGTTCTTTAGAGAATCCAGATCCTACACTTACCTTATTGCCTTTATGTTCAATTATGATATTACTTAGACCTTCCTTTTCAATCTGCTTACCATTTTCTGTCCATCTCATTGTACCGTTAACACATTCTAATACCGTGTATTCAGCATCATGGAATTTTTTAACCTTTAAAAGATTATGACTTCTTTTACCTTCATAGCCGATATTCTTTCTAACCATGATTCCTTCAAACCCAGCCTCTTCAGCTTCTTTTGCCATTTCAGTAAATTGTTCCTCGGTAGTTAATTGTTCTTGTGGTAAGAATTCTAACATAGAAGAGTTAATATTTTCTGGAAGATGATCATAACCATTCTTAAGTCTTTCGGTAAGTGGCGTAATTCCAGTCTTATTATCAAATTCTTCTAAAGTTAAATAATCAAATACAAAGAATTTAGGATTTTCAATTTGATGATCCTTCTTTCTGATTTGTTTCATAATTCCTTGGAAGTCTTCATTACCATCTTTGTCCACCATACAGATTTCTCCATCTAAAATAAAGTCTCCACCTATCTTAGAAATTTCATTTTCCAAATTACCTAAAGTAGTAAATTCTTTACCGTTCCTTGAGAAGAATGTTACAGTATTCATTTCCTTTCTACAGATACATCTTACACCATCCAATTTTCTGGATCCGTACCATTCTCCACTTTGAAAATCTACTCTCTTAGGATTATATGCATTTGCTAAAGCGACCTTAAAGGTTGGAATTAAATCTGAGTGGATTGCCTTATTAATAGAGGTAGTACCACATCCCATATTAAGGTCTCGGTTTAGCATATAGTAAATAATATCTTCCCATTGTTTATTCTCTAAGACGAATCTGTTTACATTTGCAATTGCAGTATGACCGGTACATATCCTATTTCTTAAATCATCCAATAAAGTAAAAATACTACCGTATGTATTTGGGTGACCTAGTAAATCTGAATTCTTTTTGCAATTCCTAGGAGTTACATTGTATTTGAAATAAGGATTGTAAGTATAGAAGAAAACTTTCTGTAAGAATTCTCTATCAGAATTTTCATCAGAGTTATCAGCATACTTTTTAAGAGTTGCAATTTTATGATTTCCTGAAGAGGAAGATCGCATTTCATCCAAGAAGGATTGTAGATAAGTAAGGTTTGTGTATTCAGTCATATTCCGTTTATTTAATTATATTATAAATATAATAAAAAAAATTGGGAATTGAAAATTTTTAGGAGACTTTTTTCTAAAAGTTATTAACAATTTTTTAATTGATCCTGGATCTTTTTGAGCTTAGCGCATTTCTCAAAATCTTCTTTATTTTCAAAATGTTTTAATATTCTACTTAAACTCTTAACTTTATGTTTTGCTGTTTTTTCATCATACTGAAATACTTGATCAGGAAACATCATAATAGTATTATAACATAAGTTCATATATTGGTCCCAACTAGTATTTTCTAATTGATCTAATAATGACTTCATAAATTCTTCATCGTTAATGTCCATTTTCTAAATCTTTCATTTGTTTTATAAGACTTTCCTGTTCCGAGTTTAATTCAGAAGGTAAGTCAACTAATATGTTTACATAAAAATCACCTAACATATCAGGATTATTATAAGAAGGAAATCCTTTGTTTTTTATCCTGAGCATTGTTCCATTCTTAACACACTTAGGTATAGTATAGGTTATTGTTTTATCAAATAATTTAACTTCACCTTTACCTCCTAATAGTGCATCATACATATTAATATGCTTAATTGTATGTAATCCTTTTTTATCTAAATAAAAATTAGTATCATCTTGAACAAGAATTGTTAAAATAAGATCACCATTTAATTCTTCAGTCATACCTCTTTGACCTAATCCTTTTAATCTCATTCTTTGCCCAGGTTTAACACCAGGCTTAATATCAACACTAACGGTTTTTGTACCTAACCTTATCTGTTTAACGCACCCATAATAAGCATCCTCTAATGTAACATATACTTGTGCAGTTATATTTTGCCCTTTTGTATTAAACCCACTACGACCAGCAAATCCCCCAAACCCATGACCACCTGCAGTTTTTATAAAGTCTTCAAAGAAAGCATCATTAAATGTACCAAAAGGATTACCTTCAAACTTTGATTTCTTTTTTGGATCTGTTAATATATCATATGCATCTGCAACCTCTTTAAATCTTTCTTCATTACCTGTGGATTTATCAGGGTGGTATTCTTTTGCTAATTTTCTATATGATTTTTTAATCTCATCATCTGTAGCATTTCTATCTACACCTAATATTTTATAAGGGTCTTTCATTTCCAAAAAAGCTGAATGCCTATTAAGCTACAGGCCAAGCACAGCGATACTATTGTTTTTGTTGTAATACCTTCTCCTAGAAAATACCAAGTTAAAAATGTAAATGATATTATACCTGATCCAAACGCGATAAATCTACCTGGCCACAAAAGACCATCATAGTATTCAACTATAAACCTAGTACCATAAATCAACACATAACTTATTGATGTACCAAATATAATTGAAATTAAAAAAGGATTCTTTTTAAACCAAGGCCATACAAACTGTCCATTCGTTTGAAACCATATTGCAGATTGCCCTAAAAAGAACAATGCAAATGCTAATAATAATTTACTCATCTATATAATATTTATAACCTTGTCTAACCATGTGATCCATGTGGCCTTCCATCTGTTTCGCAGTTATCCATACTGAAGGTTCTGGTTCTACTCTTCCGTCTTCTCTTTTATCAAAGGCTTTATTTAAAAACCATTTTTCTTTTTTACTTTCCCACCAAAACCAAACCTTTTGCCATGATCTAGGTTTTTTCATATAAACTCTATTACCTTTATCCATGTGAGCAATAAATTGTTTATATGTAATATCTTTATCAGGCATTACAGTCCTAGTAAATTATTAGGCTTACCGATAGGCGCTTTATTAGATTCTTTAATTTGAATCTTCTTTAATTTTTCATCTACTCTTCTTTTCTTTTCTGCAATATCATTTGATCTTTCCAATTGGGTAGATATTTTTCCTAGAACTTCAATTAACGAGGGAACATCACTTTCAAAGAATCTTCTTCCTGCGGATGTTCTGTAAAAATCTTTCATAATAGTTGTTTATTTTTATATACAAAAATAAGACTTAGTTTTATGAATATATAACTAAAATAACAATATTATGAAAAAGGTACCTTTATTCGAAGATTTTATACCTGTTGGTTTTGCTGCCGATAATGCTACTCAGTTTTCTATGGGTGGAAGTAGCAGACCAGAAACAGGATATAGTATGGATGCAATTGTTGGCCCCGTTGAACAATGCTCAAACCATGTAGCAGAACAAGCCAATAGCTATGAGTCAAATGATAATGCTGATCATACTGCAAAGGCATATATTAAAGAAGCAAAGAAACATATTAATGATAAGATAGATGAAGCATGCGAAAACTATTCAGCAATGGGTGAATCTACTCTTAATGAAGGAACTGATATTAGTTCATGGAACCAAGCCGGTATTAAAGGTTCTGATAATGCACAGATAACTACATTTGTTGGACCTAAAGATGTTGAGTCATTTGGTTTAGGTAGAAAATGTATGCAAATAAACATCGGAAGAAATTATGTACAATTAAATCCTGCTGATATTGTAGAATTAAAAGATCTTCTTAAAAACTATAAAGTATAATGATACCTAAATTTAATAACTATTTAAATGAAGCATCTGATTATGAGTTTAATCCTAATGAAGCTGCAAAAAGATTAAAGGATAGAGAAAAAGAAAATATTCAAAGATATAGAGCTGCTCAAGAAAGAGGAGATAATTATGCAATTGAATTATATCAACTAAAAGTACAAATGGATAAAATTGACCTTGAAGGATTAAAGGTACAAACGGCTATACATAAATTAAAACAAAAGAATGGAAAATAACCAAGAAAGAGAAGACCTAAGTAAGATTAGACATTACAAAGGAACCGTAAAAGACTTTAAAAATTACTGGGATGAAATGGCTGGGCAAGATACGAATGCAACAGGTACCCCAGCATACCAAGACTTTAATGGAGTCCACCCTGCTGGAAAACCTAGACAGAGTGAACATTGGAAAACATCAAATGTAACTGAAGGTAGAAAAACTACCGACGGTTTAGGAATGGAAAGATAATTTCTATTTACATACAAACTAAAAAAGACCACTATATGAGTGGTTTTTTAGTCTTATAAATTTAATGTTACATAATTTTGAACTTTGGTCCAATAGTGAGCGGTTGCAGATTTCTTATAGCCTTTAGGTCCGCCATTCCAATTCCTAGCCATTTTTTCAAAGGAACTATTTAAGTGATAAGCATCAGCCCAGATATTAAACATCTCAATTGATTTATCACCACTCTTTCTATCACTATTTTTAAATCTTTTATCTAATCCTTGTTTTCTCAGTATCCTATTTACTTCTCTAACCATAATAGGTCTGATTTGTAAAAGTCCTACTGAAGGAGTTCCTAAATTAATATCACCAATTGTTGCAGGATTACCACCACTTTCTACAAAAGCCATAGCTTCTATTAATTCTTCTCGGTTATCAATCTTTGCATTAATGAGGTTAACTTCTTCATCTATAATTTCATTAAACATTTCAACTTCTTCAGTCAAAACATCTTGTACATGATTTTGCGCAATCTCCTGAGATCCTGTCATAGTTACTAAAAGTGTGGATATTAATAAAGCATTTTTCATTTCGTGTAGTTTAAGTTAAACAAAATAGCATTAAAGTAAAATACCCTAATGCTATAATTAGAAAAATATCTATAGATTCTAATTTAGTTAAAAATCTTTTCATAATTCTTTAGATAAAAATATCCACAAGATTACATAAATGAGAAAGGCAGATGGTATAGGTGTAAACAAAAAGATTAATCTCCATAAGATTGAAGGTAATCCTGACCACTTACCTAAACCTTGGCATACACCACCAATGTAGCCACCTCCTCTGTATAATTTATTTGTCATAAAGTTATTTTTAAAAGTTACCTTCAGCAACCTGGAAGCAATCAAGACCATTCTCTCTCCACATCTTTACGACTTTATCCCTATCATCAAAGACACAAAGAATATCATCTTTCTTATCACCTTCAAACAAAGTATCTAACCAATGCTGTTTTAATTTGTCGTCTGGCATAAATGCCCATGGGTGGCCAGTTGGTCTCATTTTTAAAACATCATAAGGTGCTTCATTATCATTTAACCATTTTCGAGTAGCATCCTTTGTTGCTTTACTTCTCCCTGATAAAATTACAATAAAATGACCTACCGATTTTAAAAGTTTCATCATTGAGATAACCGGTAAATTTGGTTTATCTAAATTAATGTTATTAGGATCAAAGAATTTATCCCAATTCATTTTACCATCTTCCTTAGTGGAAATAGATCGCCTTTCATCTATGTTAGCGATAGTACCGTCAAGGTCAAAAATAATAGTATTCTTTGTACCATCCATGTCAAATTGTATATCTTCCATATTTAATTGATTTATTTAAATATAACAAAAGTATTTAATAACTGAAAGATTAGAATGAATTTTTTTGCTCTTCGTCTCTAAGCTTTTGTATATAGATAGCTTTTTGCATCTTTAATCTTTTAATCTCAGATGGTTTAGTATATTGTTTTCTATCTCTAATTGCCCTAACTTGCTTGGTCTTTTTTAGCTTTTGTTTATAGCGCTTAAGCATTCTATCAATAGAATCCTTTTCATTCTTTTTAATTATAATCATACAGTATATATTTGTACTTATAAATTTTTCTCTGCGATAATTCTCCCAAGAGCACCTTCTAGTTTTTGTATTTTTAAACCTAGCTTATTTTCAACCTTATCAGCTCTTGAATCAATTAGCTTGCCTAGCTCTTCAGATTCATGACCTAGGTCTCTTTCTACTTGATCAATTCTATCATTGAATTTATCATTAAGTTTTTCCCATTCATCAGATAAATCATCAGCAGTATCCGAAACGTAATCTTCTAAATCATCAAAATTAAATTCAAAGTTTGAAAGTTTTGTCCAAACCTTAACCATACCAAACACTCCTATAACAATAAGGACCGATAGTATACCTAAAGTATAATAAAATATTTCCATGTGTTTTTGTTTTTACAAATAAAGTTCATTCTCTATTTATTATTATATACTTAAATGTTTAATTGTTTAAGCACAAAAAACCCAGGGTCCTAGAATCCTGGGTTTTATTGAGTTATGTAAATTAGTTTAGAATCTTAATCCAAATCCTAATGTAAGATTAGTTGTTTTTGTTCCAGTATGGTAAACCAATTTTGGATCAACGAACAATGCATCTTTATGGAATGTGAACATTTTACCGATTCCTAATTCAAGGTTATCAGTTTCAAATTCACTTACTCCTGCATATAGGAAAAAGTCCTGCTCTCCGGCAGTAACAAAGTATCTTGCATGTATATCAACAGCAAGGTCTTCGGATGAATCAGCTTGTGCAACCCCTAAACCAATCATTAGTTTATCAGATACTCCATAACCTAAAGTTGGTGAAATTGCCCAGTCAGTCCATGCCACATTTGCAACGTCACCAGTACCTACGTACCAATCACCTTTTGCATTTTGTGCGTTTGCCCCAAAACCTACTAGGATTGTTAGGGCGAAAGTTAAAATAAAATTTTTCATTTAATTAATTGTTTTTAGTTAAAATTATTTTGAACCGGGTTTTGAAGCCGGTGTTAAACACTTGAATTTTATGAGAATGAATCTAGTACTTTAATTTTCATAAATTTCAGGTATTAGCCGTGAGCAGACATGCCCACAGTTTTCTTTAGTTTCTTTTATTAATATTTAATTATATTGCATTTAATAAATTTGTTTCAGAATTAATATTGAGATTCTATTCTTACTACTTCTATTGCTCTAACTAACTTATCATAATCAACTGGACATTTAAGATCCAAACCAGCCTTAGCTGTAAATTTAATATATGCATCTCCCCTAATATAAAGTAAGATAGTAGGCGCCATTCTAATTTTAAGATCCTTTTTTAATTGAGGTGAATTAGAAATATTGCATCTGTAATATTTAACACCATCTAATTTATCAATTTTTGCCCAATCTTTAAATGCATTATCTTTATTAAACTCTGCGTAAAATTCTACAACTATTACATCATGATCATCATGATCTTCATAAGCACCATACCCTGTAACTTTTTCATCAAAAGTTTTATCAGATACCCAATTTAAAAAGTGTCTTTGATTCTGCGCAAATGCAAATATGTTTATTAATAAAAATATTATTACTAAAAGCTTTTTCATATTATCTTCTTTGTTGTAATTCATAAAGACGTTCATCAATCTTCTTCAGTTGCTCTTTCATTTCCTCAACATCTTCTTGTGTGTCCATGATCGTTTGTCTGATTAATTCATCCTTCATATCAAATTCCATTCTTTCAATTACAGGTTTAGGTAATTTCTTTGCATCATCTATATCAGCCTGTAATACAAACCACATGCTAATTACCGTTGCCATTGCCGCACCTATTGCTAATAAAGTTTTAATACTAACCTTAAATCCTACGTCTTCGTTTAGTTCCTTTGCCATTTTATTTAAAAGTATAATTTAATCCAAACATAGTTTGGTATAGTTTGCTATCCCACATCTTTGCATATTCACCTTCAATAAATACTCCAAGATTTTTATTTACTTTAAAACCTAATGAAGTTCCAAAGGAATAATCAGACCATTGTTCTAAATCATTGTCTAATATTAATCCACCTTTACCCCAATTGTTTCTATTTAAATAACTGAACTCTTCTTCACCAGCAACATATTTATGTAGTGGTAAAATATAATTTGCATATGCAT